CGGTTCTCGTTAGGTGTATTTCCGGTAGATTATTAAGACTGCGACCAGAGCTATCGCTAAGATCACGAACGCCCACAACATGTAATTCACTATGTTTGCTACTGGTGCGAATGAGCTCCCGTCTATCGCGTAAAAGATTCCAGTCAGGTTGTTAGCCAGAGCTATGGTAAGCAGTAAAAACGGGATCAGCAGGAATACCGCGACGAAGAATACTACGAAGGGGTTCATCTTTTTTCACCAGAGACCCCGTCCGTGAGGACGGNGTAGTTTACGGTACCACTTACGTATGTTTCAGTTGTGTTTTTTAAAAATTACGCGGTTTCCCTGAACTAACCGCTCTTTCCTCCAGGAGGAGTTTCCATATCGCTATTCTTACTAGTTCGCTCACCTGCAGGCCGTACTCTTCCGCGATCCTTTTCAGCTTCACCAANGTCCCTATGTCGACCTTAACGCTCACCGTCTTCCTCTCGTCCGGCGGAAGGGAGAAGGCTACTTTCAGTATATCTTCTTCCGATATACCTCCGTTGACGGCGTAGTTTATGGCTTCCCTGATCACCGAAGACCTATTCNTNTTTTTAGACTCAATGAGTTCGATTGCTTTCTTTTCCAGTCTGAACGAAAGGACNCTTTTTGTCATAATATTCTCTTGCTTACTAAAGTCTTTTTAAAATGGTAGAAACNGCNTNATANGTTAAAANTTTCACATTTTCGCGATGACATATAGATAGTCTTCCCTAAGTTGTTTGTATTTCGCGTAAGCTTCATCAGGTAAAAGCCTCGGTGTATAAACTACGTGNGCNTAATCCCTTTTCATTTCGTTTTTTAGCATAAGCCCTACGTTAACACTGTTGTAATCTCTGAGCGGGTGCTTTANTTTCAATAATTTCCCTGCAAGGTNAACNACGTTCTTGTACGCGTGTGCCTCGGACGTCATCATCGTTAATGGTTTTATTGTAATGGCATACGACGACGGCATTGCCTTCNTGAGCACTCCAGATAGNCTNGTTTCAGACGGTATGGTCATCAATACGTTGCTGAACTTTATCGCCCACGTCTGNGCGTATTTGTGTATTTTCTCAAGCCTTAANCTGTCTATTTTCCCTACCTTGCTTNCCNAAGCCTATACCNGCATCGTCGATAATTATCATGGGAATTTTGNNTATCCCGTACGTTTTCATCGCATCAANTAGGTCGTCGAGCTGTAATGGGTCGATAACGATGTGNGCAATNGCGACNTCCCAATCGCCGTACAACGCGTAAGCGAGCCATAAGGCCAGTGATGACTTACCTCCTCTGGCCTCNCCGCTTACNATTATCGTCTGCCCGGTGTCTATAGGGACTGGTCTTATTTTTATGAATTTGTGCTCTTTCCTGTCTATCGCTATTTGATATATCGTGCTCATAGTAAGAATCGTTAAATCCGCAATACCTTCCATATAATACTTTCTGGACAGCTCTATGTACTGCTTCTCCATGTACGGGAAATCGATGAATAGTACATCACCCTCATACACACGTGTGTAATATTCGTCGAACATCGGTAGTAATGTATTATAATCGACTTTTAGCAATGGCTCTTCTTCTGGGTTCGTTACGTTTATCTTTATGTAATCATTAATTCGCATCGACCTCCACCTTTTTCAGGACTTCTTCCTTCAAAAGCTGATAATCTTCGGGCTTCCATAATTTAATTATGCTGTAGTGGTCTACTCGGCTTCTCTCATATAAAATCGGCTTAGGTAACTTGATTCTCGCTGTACCCACTTTCCGCCCCTGAGGGTACATATATTTCAAAATGAGGTTGTCGTCATCAAATTGTAAGTCCTGCACATTCTTGGGGAGAAAAATCTGCCTAGACACGTTGTAATTGTGATATTCTTTCCATAATTTGATGATCATCTTTTCTGGAAAGAGTAGAACGTTGTATATCCCCTTCTTTTTCACGTTTATAGTCACCGTAGTCCTGGATCTCCTTCTGGCTTCCGGGTCGTTACAGTCCGCCTGATATAATTCGTAAACGTCATCTCCTATCTCCCTGACCTTGAAGCAGTCCCAAGGGAATGAGTATATATTCACTTCATAATAACGTGCTTTGATTCTCCTGATTTTTTTCCTGTACCCTCTCGGCACAAGTATAAATTTAGCAGTTTGCCTTAAATTGACGGACGGATAGTTCATGAAATTAAGAAGAGAGTGAGAGCTTAACAACGTAGGAGAACCATTTCAATATTTCGGAAATTCCGAGCTTGCTTTTTCCGAACCTTCTGTCTTTGAAAATTATAGGGTATTCCGTCACTCTTAGGCCGGATTTGAGGATTTTGAAAACCGAGCAGATCTGGAACTCATAGCCGTTGGCCGTTTCGCAATCTAACGCCAGCTCTCCTGCCCTGCGTGAGTAAACCCTGTAGTTCGACGTGTTGTCGTGCAGAGGGGAATTAGAAAGTAACCTAAATAAGAGATTTGCACCTCTGCTTATGATTCTCCTGCTTAACGGCCAGTTTTCTATCCCACCGCCTTTAATATACCTCGAGCCCACGACTAAATCGTATTTGCCTTCAACAGCTGTTTTAGTCATCTGAGGTAAGTAAGCCGGATCGTGGCTCAGGTCAGCGTCCATCGTTACGATGAATTCGCTCCCTGCATCTAATGCCTTTTTTATCCCGAATCTTATGGCAGATCCTAAGCCCCTTTCATTCCTTACGAAAACGGTCAGATTAGGAATNTTCAAGATCCTCAGAGCTTCTGCAGTGCCGTCTGGACTATTATCGTCTACTACAATTATGTGAGACATGGGAAGTAACTTAGCTATCTGCTCAATTAGCAGGNCTGCGTTGTCCCTTTCGTTATAGGTTGGATTACGATAGATATCTTAGCCATTACGTAGCACCCATACATATCTTAGGCTAGTCAAGTACCTTATAATGAAGCCCGAAAGGATCCCTATGAAATTGATAACAGCGAGGAACATCGATTGGGCCTCGAGGTGAGAGAAGAATATTAAGGAAATGATTTCGGAAATGCTGGGCAAACCGAGGAACATGATTAGTAATGCGATAACCACAATATACTGAACAACTCCGCCACTAAAGGAAGACAAATGGAATTTCAACAATCGTCTAACGAAGCTTCCAGCCCTTCTATCCCTAAAAGTCCAGACGTCATTCAGTACAAAATTAAACAATATGGAAAGCTCTATCGCGAGGCCCAAGGAGAAGAAAATAGGCATTTCGCGTACTGCAAGTACGAAAACTCCTTCATTGACTAAAGTCCCCAAGCCTCCCACTACCATGAACTTTAAAATCCGTAAACCCACGATTATAACTTTCATTTATGGCTTAAAAGCTTCCTAACCTTCCAAGGCGAAATCTCGAACTTTAACCCTGAGATCTGAGAATTACTAAACGTCTGAAAGAACGCATTTTGTCTCCCTCAGTGCCAGCTAAAATTTAAATAACAGATAGATTTCAACTGTATTCGTGAGCCAGGTTAAACTCAGAAGGAAAAAAAGAAGCAAGTATGAAATAATACAAAACGTTTTGGATCAATGCCAGAACGGGTCAAGGAAGACCTGGGTGATGTACAGGGCCAATCTCTCATACGATCTAACGGACAACTATCTCAAAGAACTCATGAAATTGGGCCTCGTAGAGAGCAAGGATGGTCTATACTATATAACCGAAAAGGGAAAGCAGTTGCTAGAACTCCTCAAGGTCTGGATGCAGAAGAAGTCAGAGCTTGATGATGTAGCGAAACTGATCAGAGAGTACCTTCCCGAAGACGGGAGGAAGGAAAGGAAAGCCAAGAAGGAGGCCCAGCCAGTACAAGTCCAAGAAACTACCAACCAGGCTCCCCAGCAAGCCCCACCTCCAATTTAATTCAGTTAATACTTTTTTCTCCACATTTTAACAGCATTAGTATTAATTAAGGGTAATCGGCCATGATAATTGAGGACAGAATTTATCGCTTAATTAAGTTATTGCTTTACACCGCTAAAGAGGAGAGCACGGAGGTAACTGCGACTAAGCTTCAGAAGATTTTCTTTTTACTTGAGAAGGAGAAAGGAATTGATTTAGGACTAGAATTTAAACCCTGGTTCTTCGGCCCTTACTCCTCAAAACTACAAAACTTTATCGATAAACTGATTGAAATAGGAGAGGTCGATATCGAGGAAGAGGAGGAAGTAAGGGATCCGCTGAGCGGAGAAGTAATAGACGTACAAGTGGCATTACGTCTTAACGAGTGAGTTTACGCCAAGTGAAGAGGATAAGGAGATCGAGGCGTTCTTCAGAGAATGGGTTAGGAAGAGCAGGACGGAGATCCTGAACTACGTCTACAAGAAGTACCCGGAATACGGTAGATATTCAATAGTTAGAAGTAAAATCTTGCCTGGGCTTAAAGAGTGAGTTTCAATCGGTGTTAACGATAATAAAATGCCTGTCGATTTCCTTGATCCAGCCGTANTCCTTCATCTTCATCAGAATCCGATATGCATCATATGGCGTGGTCTTCAAGAAGCCNGATGNCATATCNATGAGATCNTCCCATTCGATCGTTAGGTAACCGTGCGNNCCTTTAGAGATGTTTTTGAGAAACTCATGGAACCTCTTAGCTTTTTCATATTCGTCNCTGGTCATCGCGTTGAACAGGAACTTTGTTGGTGATTCTTTTTTCGTCACTACTTTCATAAGATTAGCCTCTAACTNNNACTAATATAGATTTCGGTCGGAAATCATTTAAGCGTAGAACCGATTCAAATTGTGTTTGGTGCACAGACGATTTGNTTNGTAATANGNAGGTAACAAACTATAGCACAAGCAATAAGGGCTATAATAAGCCCTATTATGATNNCACTCCTTTCCTCGGGGCTCATACCATCTCTACTTTCTTGATTGTTATCGGTTACTATCATCTGCTTGGAGTTTATTCCCGTTATTACAGAAAACAAAACTTCGAGGGCTGATATTGTGTGTTTATTCACTTTCATTATTCATCACTAGAAACCGCGTCCGTTGGAGGAAATCAGCTTAGTTTTACGAGTATTTTTCTAAGAATCGTTTTTATTCTTATTACTGCATCTAGCAGAATTACAAGGGCTATCATTGTGTACTTATGTACTTTCATGTATTTTATTTCTTCCTCCCACCTCTCCTTGTCTCTCATTTACGATCTCCCACATTGGACTTAGAATTACATCAATAAAAATAGTAGACCTCATCCCCTACCAATGAAGGGACGGAGGCGTTTTTAATTTACCCTTTCCTTTTAGTTAAGACTGATTCTTGGGAGTCCACGAAATAGGCCACGGAAGAAGGAGGCAGAAGCAGGGAGTCCCACGCANGCCCACGCAGTCTCAGCAGAAGAAGTAAGNGCNCGTCTCNGGGCGAAATGGACTAAGATAAAGAAAAATAGTTTTTCTANCTGGGAATGAATATGATCAATCCTCTTGGCAGGAGATCTTCATNATCACTGAACGAAAGGGGAGTAGACGTTTTTCGTACAGCTTTGAAGCGATTAATACATCCNNGTCATNAATAAATGGTATANGTAAAATTACGACCTTATAATTCTTCGTCAAATCTGTAACCTCCCATCAAAGNAGAATAAGTACCCTCTTTCTCGCTCCCTATTCTTTTATACCATATCATTCTCGGTTTGAACCTTTGAGCGAATTCTTCGTATGTCATTTCCAAGGCTTCGGGCTCTTTTCCATTTCTAAGGTCATCCATTTCAATGGCTAATCGATTGAATTCCTCCATTTCTTCTGGAGTTCTGAATTTGATAGCGACGATCGTATTCTTATTATTGGCTTTATCAAAAGCTACCTTATTGTTGCCCTGCTCATACTTGTCTATAATCCTCTTTAATGCGTGTTTTGTTTTAATAATCCGTTCGAATATGGCTCTGGGGTTATAAGCCATGATTACATCCTTTAAAAAATCTTCCAACCCTTCTTTCTTCAAAGTATCGATCATGTTCTTTACTTCGTCCTTGTTTGATAATATTTCCTTCAAAAGTGGTTCCGCCACATCTTTGTATTTCATTATGAGATCGTAAAGATCCTCCAACCCTTCTTTCTTCAGCACTTCATAAATCTCCTCGTCTTTGGGGTGTTGGGCCTGGGACATTTTTGACCAAGTAATCATTTGAGCAAGCTGGTATTTAAGTTTTCTGCCTTACTAGGCAGGCAGAAGCTTTAAATATCTATACCGACCGTAAAATTCATTGAGGAAAATGGTTACTGTGGGTAACTTCCCCAAGGGAAATGAAAAAGTCACCGCCCTTTTTTCTGAAACGATCGGAGGGGAGGGGCGAGGAGGAATGAATGAGTTGGAGATCCAGGAGATCTTCAGGGAGCTGGAGGAGGACGTCAGCAGATTGTCATCCATGGTGCGATCTCTTAGATCAGATATAGCTCTGAAAAACAATTGGCAAGCAAAAAAGGTCTTGGAGACGCTATCGTTTTTAAATCAAAAAATTGGAGCCAATTTATTCCGCATCTATTCGGTAGTCGAAAAAGAGCCAACAGGTGATCACAAATGAAAATGAAGGTCGTAACGGTCAAGCTCCCCGAACATTTATTGAAAGAACTCGATCTGTTCGCCATGAACAATTGGATGTCGAGGAGCGATGTAGTCAGGGAAGCCATCGAGTCTTATCTTAATGGAAACTGTCTGACAAAAACCCCTGGGAACCCACTCCGTCTCAAGTCGTCCGAAAGCCAGGTTTTTTAATCCAAGGTTCAAAGTCTTTTTTATGGGTCTCATTGGGTCGCTCGCCACTGTCTTTTACAGGATTAATGAGGGTATAATGTATTCGTCTATTTTCGTCTATATACTGGGAACCATCGTTAACTTAAATGCGTATTCGACGGATACCCAAGTTGCACATTATATATCGTATTTGATGTCGTTAAACCTACCGTTATATTTGGAGTCTCTTTTAGGAAAGCTGTTCGGTAGTAACGGCGTAATAGCTGGAGCAATGTTAGGAGGGATCACTACCATCGGTGCGTTGTTTGTAAGGAATTATGTCCTGAACCTGTCACAGCAGACAATGGGCACACTCCAGATAATCTTCATTTACTTAGTGCTTCAGTTCATTTTCAACAGCTTTGAAAGCATTGCACTGTATGTCTACGTGATCCTATTGCCTATGACGCAGAGAGTATCATTACCGTTCCTCGCTCCTCCGCTACAACTGTTCGCGAATGACTTGGCATTAATTGTCGGCGTCTTGGCGTCGTTCGGGGAGGCAATGAGCGTAATCTACATTCTAATGGCGACTGGGATGTGGTCTGAAATGTGAAAAGAGGATTTCGTTTTTTGAGGTTGGGACTGTCCGCCAACCATTGTGCTGTCCTCAAACGGCTGTTTGAGGGAGCATGCGTCCAACACAATAACGCGGTTCAGCTCGAGTTAACTACACCGCCCTTCAGAGCTGGAAGGAAGTCAATATCCAACCGTTATACGGCTGTTTGACGTGTGGTTAACCCAATCCCCTGTCAGGCCGACCAACTACCCGCAATAACTACTACTGGAGAGAGTGGAGAATATCGTGCTATAGGTAACAGGTATACAAACAAATAGCAAAGCCTTATCCCCTTTTGTTTCCCCTCCGCATATCCTTCCGCAAAAATTTCCCTACAAGTAAAAGTAAACACCGAATGACAAATGTTGTTCTTCCATAAATATATCGTGGAAAATTTATAAGTTTCCTGAATTTAATTAGTCAAATGTTAGTTCAAAAATATTACGAAAGTTTAAGTGGTGCCTTTTTCCTGTGACAACAAAGAGAGGGAATAGGAATTAAATCGTTTTCCGAATAACCAATAGCCAATGGTTTTTGCTTGGTCTTCTTCGTCTATTCTTCCACCTCCTCCTCTTAACATGCTATAGATTCTGAGTATATTTTTGGTAACATATTCTTCTGGCGATAAAACTTTTTTATATTTAACATCACCTGAATATTGAATAACGGCGTCGCTAGGAGGCGTGCCATCCCACTGACCGTCCTTAATCTTATATATCTCAATCGTTGGCCCTTGTAAATTATATTTCATCTTGTAGTTTATGTAACCCATTAATAGATTAGTGTTGAGTACTGAGTCAAATTTTGCCAAAATTTTCATGAGCCATTTGTCTGATAACACGGTGAGAACGGATTTGGAAATTAGGGTCTTTTCGGCGTCAGGAGGTAAGGGGATATTGTACTTCCGGGCGTAATAGGTTAATGCGTCTTCCTTTTTCTTACCGAATTTTTTAGACCAATCGATGAGACAAGGAATACCAAAAATTATGGTGTGAAGGTATAAATTGTAATCCTCGTGATATTCGTAAGCTGTGAATGTCTCAATTTTGCGGTCTTTCCACATTTNNCTNNNCCAGNCCAATAGGTAATTCTTCAGATTTGAAACTATTGAGTCCTGAAGGGGAATATAGCTAATACTCTGGCCATTAACTTCTAAAGGAATTACTAGTGGGAATATATGTGACACCGTCAGGGTAACCATGATGGCATCTTTATAACGTTTGAAGGCGTTTTCAAGTGCCATTTTACTCTTAAGGAGAGATTCTTTGGCCATTCTTTCGTCAGTGAAACGTGTCCGTGTCATAATATGATCCCCTACCATAATCTATGTCGGTTTTAGGGTTTAATAACGTTAATGTGTTTTAGATCAGTTAAACGGCTGTTTGAGGGCCAGACGGTTTGACGATCTCCAGTCAATCCGGCAAACCGCTTGCAATAACTACTACTGGAGAGTTGTGAGGTCTGACCGGAATATAGCGAGCATACAGGCAATTAGTATAAGCAGGTAGTAAAGCCCGCTCACACTACGCATTACCCTACCAAATAATTTCTCCNGCTGTAAAAGNAAAAACTCAATTAGTCTAACAACAGTGTAAGCTAGTCTCCGTAAAAACGCGTAAAACCAACGGCACCAAAAGAACGCCGGCCNGCACGCNTAGCGGTCGCNAAAAGCGGGGTAGTAGTAATTATAATATATCTCCTTTTAGNGNATTTTGNATTTACGCCGNTAGANCGCGGGCTTTATACAAATAATTACTTTCGCCGTAAAGCAGGCTTTTACAATTTACGGCGGGAAGGTACGTTGCTTAGAATTTTTATTACTAAATTGAGAAAAATGGTGTATAGAATTAGGCGTCCATTAGCCCTTCTTTAGCTAGAGAAGGAGGTTNCTGTTCAGCCTCACCTTCAAGATCTGCCCGTTCTTCAGCCTGAAGGCGAACAGGATCCCTCTCAGCGTGAACTCGGTTAGTATTTCCTGTACCCTTGACAAGGGGATCTTCATCCCGACGGAGTGCCACACCTGCTCTGCAATCGTCTCATTCGGAGAGTTCTCTATGTACCTCTGCTCCTTATAGAAGAACTTCAGGATCTCCAGCTCGTCGCTTTCCAGCTTCCTCCCTAAGACCTTCTCGGCCTTCTCCCTTACCTTNTCGAAACTGCCCTGTAGCTTCAATATNTTCCTGGCCGTCTCGGTGAGGGAATAGATGTTGATGTTGTTTACCTTCTGGACGGCGACCCATCCCCTCTGGATGTACCTCTTCAGCCTCGGCAGGATCTGCTTCGAAGGGACGTTAATTGCCTCTGCCAGATCCCTCGCTAACATCGGTCTGCCCAGGCTNAGNANCTCAAATATCTTGGCGACCTTTTCAGACCTGAAAGGAGCTTGACCGAAAAGCTTATTTATTGAGGTCGGGTCTATGTAACTTGGTTTAGCCTGCATTTTTCTGGCCTCCTTTTCGTATATTTTAGCACATCCCGGTTTTTAATATTTTCGCCCGTCAGAATCATACGGATTACGGGCTTATAGCCTGAGGCAGGCTCAAACAGCCGTTTGAGGCANATAGGAAAGCACCAGNCNNCNTNCTTTAAAAACCTAATCNGCTAAATTTGAATTCGGGCATCGGGGTGAAAAGCTTGAAGCAAAANATGAANATGAAGCAGGAGCAGAAAAACGGCGTTAAGGAGTTCGGCGATTTCGGGAAGAAGTGGGTAGGGAAGGCATGCAGAATAGTTTTTCACGACGGTTCCACGATAGAGGGTAAGATAAACGACAATCAAAAATACTTCATAGAATTTGTAGACATGTCAAATAGAACCACATACATCCATAAGGCTTACATCAAGGAAATAATCCCAGAGGAATGAAAACACCGATCCATTATATGCTTTCCGACATAAAGCTTTTATACAGCCGTTTGAGAGAATCAGCATGGGATAAGTATGGCTCAGGAGTTCTGGGACGAACAAAGTACAGAAAACNNTAANCAAAATTCGACCACTGAAGGTAAGAGCGTTCTTACATTATTAAAGGAGAAAGAGCTAACTTAAGTTACTTACATTGCTGGACAATGCAGACAAACATTATGAACAGTACAAAAGGTCTTTGGAAGAGATTTTAAGGTATTTTAAGGATTTAGAAAAAGATTACTTTTATCTCAGCGAAGANAATCCTAAGTATGACAGCGTATATGATGGAATATCGAAAATACTAGAAAATCTTAAATCTTTAATTTACAACGTTCCAAGCCCTTACGAGATATTGTTGAAAGCAGAAAAGTGATAATTACGCTGACGAGTTTGTAATTTATAATTTAACAACAAATTCAATTTTTTCTGATTAGACCCATTCTACGGTATTATGCATTTCACTACAGTATTACTTTTTAAACAGTCCCCGGCCATAATTGACTCGGTATGACAGAAGCAGTCGTTCAAACTCAAACTTTCGGCCAAATGTTTTTTGACCAGTCTGAAAGTGTTCAGTGTAAACAAATCGTGACTCACGGCATATATCTCGTCTGTGCGGACAACGGAGAAGTAATCGGCTACGACTACGAGAAGTACTTCGCCAGCAATTTAGAAGGAATAGACGATTCGTCAAGCAGGTTCAACATAGTATATAAAATTTATACCCATTATCGTCCCGCAAATACATTTTTACCGTACGGTGGAATCAGCACGATCCCTGTAGAATACGACACGAGACTGAAATATTATTCCTTTGCATATAGGGTTTCTTTGTTAATTTCGGACTCTGCACAGAAAGCCCTCTTCAGGCGAATAGCACAAAAGATGCTCCGCAGGAAAATTCCAAACAAGCTCTACATATTGGGTGCTTTTGCTATTCAGTATTGCGACGTCGAGCCAGACCGCATCATTCAGCTAATCGGTAATTTCTCAACTGATGATGAGGACACAATAAAACAGAAACTATCCGATGCCATGTTCGAATTAAGTTACGTCCTGAAAGAGAAGCTCGGCTTAACGAAGGAAGAAATGCAGGGTTTACTAAAGACGAAAATGCGAAAGCTAAGGCAGTATACGTACGAGCTCCTGAGCAAATACGGGTATGTTAATCTCCTTGATAAATTGCTAAAGCTGTACAACCCGATATTGGTCAAGGTAGCCGTTGTACTGTTACTTCTGAAGGACGGTAAAAGGGAGGAGGCGGTCAAGTTATATAAAACGTTGCCGGATTACATAACCGGGCTCAAACGCTTCGTTGTTGATTACAAGGTCAACAATCAGAGATTCGTCAAAAAGCTGAAGCATGAAAGGTTACGAATTTTATTATTTAATCCATCTTCACGCATTTTCAGCATCAAAATAATCACGTAGAAAAGCACGTGCCGTCTCGTATTCTCTTTTTGAAGCCAATTTTTTCTTTTTAAATATATTATTCTTTTTTCTATTTCGACTAAGGGGTTGATTCCCAGACGTTCTAAGACGCGTAACTTACCGTAACCTCGTTAGGCTTGCCATGATTTCGCCTCAACCGTATGTTTAGCAGACTGAACCGCGACTTTTCAAGAACTCTATAGCTGAAAAACTGGCTTTCTTATTAAAGATAAAAAATAAAATGATGCTTTCAGGGTTTAGAAAAGCAGGTTCATGAATTCTTCCGTATTGAGCTCGACTTCTACATTTTTAACAAAATAAGTAGTCTCTCCTCCCACCGAAACCTTGTTGTATTCTAACCATATTTTGTCTCCTGCATCGTTTTCGAATTCTTCTATTCCTGTATAATTTTTATACCCTACATATTCGTTTATCTTGTTTTCGGCCCCGTTTACAGGATAGAACCCTAAGCTCTTCAGAAGATCATACAGCATATCGTATTCCGTTTCAGTTAGAATTATAGGTTTCGGGAATTCTACTTCAAGTTTGAGCGTTTTGTTTTCGGTTTCGAACTGATCTATATCGAACTTAGCACCTTTTTTATTTAGGAATTCTAAAATTTCTTCTACTATCTCGTTTCCGTTCATTTGCTATCGAGGTAACATCTTGCCGGCCTTTATAATTTAAGCTTTAAACAGCTGTATATCGGGGAAGCCCGGCGGGGAGCAGACGCAAGACTAGAAGGGAAAACGAAAAAATTCTTAATTCTTAAGGAGGGAATTAGTAGTTTACCATTGTATGTATATTCCTCATCACGCTTTCTATCATTTGCAGGATCTGCATGAGGATCTGCTTCTTCTGTTCATCGGTTAAGGACTGGTATTCCTGCACCAGTAGCGTTGTGTCGTTTACCCCTAAGGCTTTCAACAGGCTGTCGAACTCATCGGCACCAAGCGGTCTGTTTTCTACGGTTAAAATGTAGTACAACTGCGAGTAGATGTTGTGGAGGTACAGGGAATCTTTTTCGCTAACTGCTGTTTTTTGATAGTACGCCAAGGCGTTTTGGACTTCTTCTAAGATTCCCATTACAATTATCTACTTGTCCCGATTCGGTTTATAAATAAGAGATGCCCGCCTAAGGGCCGTTAGGGTCTAAGGCTTTTTCTACCTTACTAGTCAGGCAGAAAGTTTAAATATCTATTTCGGCAGAAGATATCTTGCGGGGACATAAATGGCGGAAGTAGGGATAAAATTAGGAGGTGTCGACCCCAACGAGTTAAAGATTGTCGTAAATAATCTCGGAAAGAGGGTCGCCATTTTCGCGTTAAATTCGGAAAACAAGCCAGTAGTGGTATATTTCGGGGATATCCCTCATTCGGCATTTCCTCTAATCCTTGCGTCTCTGCACTTATACAAGGACAGGAAAGGTAACAAATGTGTCGTGTTTTGTAGCCTGGTGATAGACAACGACGGTTCATATTTTCCTATAGATCTGAAAATTCCTAGAGAGAAATTGGCATCGTTATCAAGTGAATACATGATATTCGACTTCTGCGATAGGATTGAAAAGATAGAGAACGGGAACGTAATTTGTAATGAACGAAGGGCTCTGCTTGTCATAAACACTTTCAGCAGGGATTTCATCAATAAGTTAATAGAGGAGATGAAAAACCCTGGAAACGAAGACGAGGCTTACGAGGAGTACGAAAAGGAATATGAATATCCTATCTGCCTAAATCCGGTGCGGTAAAGTTTACGATTTTTACCTCGCCACGCTTTTTGACGTGGCACTTTGTTTGTTGGGTGTTAACCCCTCTGCAATCAAACTGTTACGTCAGTTCAATATTTTTTCTTTCCCCTTCTTTCTGCCTGACAGGTAAGGTATATTTATAGGGTTTCATATCAATACAATAATAGGAAAGCATGGTCGAAGTCAAGCTGAGGTGGAGGGTAAAGATAAACAGGAAAAATGGGAAAGAGTATATGTTAAGATACATAAACGTCACCAGCAGGTCAGCGGTGTTCCTAATCAATTATGTGCCGTATTTCAATATTAAAAATAATATAATAGAATTCAAACCCAACCGAAGATATGCCAAAAAAGGTCTAAGAATCCGATTAAGATGGTTGATTAAACGAGAAAAAAAGAACGGAAAGGTCTTTACGCAGTATTACATATCAATCCCAAGCGAGCTGGCCAAGCCCGTCGTAGATCTCGACCCGTACTTAGTTCCCGAAAATATGCAGATCGTGTTCAGGCCGAAGGAAGGCGATGGGATGGGTCTTAACAACCAGCTGTTTGTCGATGATGAAGGAGAAACCCAAAGCCAATAGCCTTTTTTCTACCTTACCAGTCAGGCAGAAAGCTTAAATATCTATTTCGGCAGAAGATATCTCGCGGGATCAAATGGCGGAAATTCAGATCGAAATCCCTAAGGAAATAAGGGATGATTGGGAAAATGTAACCGAATCCATTAAGGAATTTTTGAAGGCAAGAGGCATAAAATTCGAAATAAGGGGCCCAGAGATAGAGGACGGAAGGATCTATACCTATTTCGATTTCGACAGATATATGCCTCTTTCTGAGGACGAGTTTAGGAAGTTTTTGCAACTACTGGAAGATGATTTAGGATTCTTCTATTTTGATGGAGCAGAAAGGCTAATAGCGAGATCTAGAAAATATATTGCGTTGAAGATCTATGAAGAATATTGGCACTTTTACAAAAATATTGTGATATATCTGAAGTACCATATGACTCAGTACGACGATATCATGATATATCTCGATAGTATATCAATCGCAACCAACCCGATGCATCCGCTCCATTGGGGAAGGGGAGGGGGAGGTCATGGATCTGCTAGCAGTTAAGGAAGAGGCTAAGAAGATCCTACTCGGGTTTAAAGAAATCTATGTCATGTTCAGCGGTGGCAAAGACTCATTGGTGACACTACACTTGACGCACTCCATTTATCCTGAAAAGACAAAGGCATTATTCATTAACACGGGTATCGCAACACCAGGGTTATTGGATTACGTAAAAGAAGTGACTAAAGAGTTGGGCATTGAGCTTACCATTATAGGGCCCAAATACAACTATTTTGAGTTGGTGAACAAGATAGGTTTCCCTACACTGACAAAGAGGTGGTGTAAACATTACCTCAAACTAGAGCCTCTACAAGACTTCTTGAAGGGCAAGGATAAAGAGGAAATAGTCCTTATCACGGGAGTAAGAAAGGACGAGAGTTGGATGAAAAGCCGTGCCGTGAAATTTTATTTACACCCCAAATTCCAAGTTTATACGTATGCTCCTATTTTCGAATTTTCAGAAAAAGATGTAGAGGAGTACATAAAGGTTAACGGTCTGAAGAAGAACCCACTTTATGACATTTACGGAAAAGCTTACGATTGTTGGTGCTCTGCTTACAAGACACCAGCAGATTTTGCAGTGCTAGCGTTAAAGAACCCAGAGTTCTTCCAAAAGTTCGTAGAGGCTGAGGCTAAGCTGAGGAAAGGAGGGTCGGGGTTATTTTACAACCACCAAAGGATATACTTCCGAGATATTCAAAAGGATCCTGAGGAATACTTGAAACGTTTCGGGAGGACTTACAAATGCCCATTGTGTAGCACATTAACATTCTAAGTGATGGTAAAAGCCAATAGCCTTTTTTCTACCTTACCAGTCAGGCAGAAAGCTTAAATATCAGTTCATCAAAGAGATATCTCGAGTAAAATGTCTCAATCCCCTAATCCTCTTTCGGATCAAGAAGATAAAAGAAGTAAGAGAAACCTCCTTATCATGCGGGGTTCGGCTGTATTAATTTTTATAATAGAAATCGTCAATTTGATATATATAAACAACATCTACACTAAAGTAATATCTAATTCAATTCGATTAAATTCAGTCGGCATTTTCCTAGAGGTTCAATTGATTATAGATTCCTTTCTAATGGTTCTTGTTATGTTGATTGTGAATATAGCCGAAAAATTTGCAGAGAAAGCAATGGGAAGTAGAAAAGCCAATTGACCTAATTTTGTTTCTCTTACGGGTCTAAGAGAAACGCCGTGAAGTTTTTATATTTCTCTTTCTGAGGATATAACGGGAAAAAGAGAAATGTCAACCCCAGGAGAGATAAGGCAATCTGATAGGAGCAAAATTCAATTTTGGAGGTTGAAGAGAAATGGATAAAGAGGAGCTTAAACAAATTATCTTGAATCTTCCCGATAACTCCCCTAAACTTTTAGAGTATTTACAGGAAGCCAGGGAGAAGAACTGGACTGACATTATTGATATGATTGCCGTAAAGCTAGGGCTGAAGCCGAAGGAAGAAAAGGAAAGAAAGAGGGAAGAAAGCGAGATACTCAAGAAAGTTTTAAAGCCAGTGGGAAAGAGGAGGATAGAACACACCTGGGATGATTCAGTCGATTTCCTCGAGGCCAAGAAAGTTCTCACGGAAGCCTACAAACAGTTATACGACCTAAACCTGATGCCCTACGAGGCTTACGTCGCGATCCTCCTCATACAGCTGGTTAACGGTTCAAGAATAGGCGAAGCAATCAGGGCTTTCAAGACGTTCGTGGAGTCGGGGCAGAGGGAGTTCCAGCTCCAGGCAGAGAAAAAAGGCAATATGAAGTTCTTCATCATCCCGAGTATCATAAGAAATAAACAATCGTACAGATTCGTATTAACGATTTCCGACTACGATTTAAAAGCTAGGATAAGGATGTTCGCTAAAAAATACTTGAAATGTACTACCCACTCACTACGATATGCACTAATCAGCTTTCTCTCAAAGAGTGGTACAGACCCTGCGATCATTGCAAAGGTAACTGGCCACAAGAAGTTGGATAGGATAATACAATACACCCAACTGAAGGATGCAGTCGAGATCCAGCGTAAGCTGGCGAGTTAGGCTTAAATTATGTAAGAGGCTAGGTGGTTATTTGTGTCAAGCTAGCTTAGCTTTTTGTATAAGAGCGATTTCAAGTCACGCTGAATATAGGGTTTTATATAATCCAATTCGAAAAATAAAAGGAAACCAGTAGGATAACTACCTAGTTCTTGTTTTAATTTAGAGATTTCTGATTTCTTAGCTATAAACAAGAGTTGAGGGTAATCGTCAAATCTAGTCCCAAGCTTACTACTCTTCCTGTTATGATATTGCTTTCTCAATTGAGTTACCCAGTTATCATTATATTTACCAGTTTTTATTTCTATAAAAACGTGGTAGTATCTGAATTTATTGGGAATATTCCTGTATGGTGCCCAAACTTTCATATAAACGTCGTAGAACATTAATGTATTAGGGTGACGCCATTCCATCTGGACGAATACTGGCTTCCCTTTCAACCATATCCAATCCTTATACCTTTTCATTATATCTATAAACGTCCCTGGGTTCGACCTTATCCATGACGAAACGACATAGTGATAAAGCGGGTGCTTATCACGGTACTCGGAAAAGAAATCAGATATTCTCATTCATGTTCACCTCACTCTGTTTTTTCGGGAAAACATCAAATAACGTTACGCTTTTCGGTCTATAACTGAGTATATTCTCCAATTTCCTTATTATTCTTTTTGCTTTTTCTTCATCTTTTAACGCCTCGACGAGGAGTTCGTATATCCCGCTTTTGGTTTTTAGTTTATATTTCTGCGGTTGAGTCCCCCTATACCCGTAAGTCCTATCTAATGTATATATCCTGTCATCGCATTCTCCGTCATTAAACGTCTCACATATTAATTTAACGAGTTTTTTAGCAGACCTGTAGCTTATTCCTGCCTTATATAACCACCCAGTTAGGTACATAATAACGGTGTGCCGTTGACCCTCAATGTATATCGGTACAATCGAGCACATGATTTTCAGTATTTCTTCGTCGGTTAAGTCCCTCATTACCAACCGATATATCGAAACACTAATAAATTTAAATGAAATGGGTGCCAAATACCGAAACGAAAGATATAAAAAAGATGTTATTCATATCAAGAACTGGTGGACATAAATGGACAGAAACACGGAAGAAGCCATGAAAATAATAAATAGGGTAACGGATGAAAAGTTGAAAGAAATCCTGAGTACTTATATCAAATCTAAAGACCCTAACATTCTATTGGAAATCTTGAAATATTTCCATATAAAAGTTGATAGGGACTCGATAAACGGGATCGTCCCAGATTACTGGGCCGAAGGAGACATGATTATGTTAGGCAGTATTATCATGAATGGTGAACTGTTCTGGATATTTTTCTACGACTTTTTCGGCTTTTATATGGTATTCCCTATAAAAGTCGACATAACCGTTTTGGGCTGAAGGAAAATTAATTTTTGCCTAACCAGTTATGCAAAAGAGCAGGATCCTAAAACCTGAAGTTGGATAGGATAATACAATACACCCAACTGAAGGATGCAGTCGAGATCCAGCGTAAGCTGGCGAGTTAGAAATAAACTGCCCTGCCCTTAAACAGCTGATTAAGAAGCGGGCACTTCTCGCTTATTTTTAAGCCTTCTCGCGGAAGATTAAAGACGTGAGACCAGACTGCAGAACTCTTATGAAAGCATATGAGAATCTGACCCAAATAATAAGCAAATACGACGATGACTTCCCAGAGATGTTGTCCTCTGAATACCTTATACAGAAAGGATACTGGATAGAAAAGGACGACGGAACGATCGAAGAAGTGAAGAAACCAGAATATTCGATTATAGCTTTGCTCGTCGCCATGAGAGAGATCACGAACAAAATCAGAAATGGTACTACGATTGAAGAAATCGTGAACGAAAAGGAGCTGTGCGAGGACGGCGAGGAGGTCTAAGGAGATATGGCGAACGTGAACACTACCGTGATAAATGCACTACCTCCATTTTCCTACACCCAGATCTACCTTATCGACCTGGCGGGTGGTTTTCTTATAATGACGATAATCGAGCTTTTCATGCTGAGGAACAGTAGTTTAACCCACCTGAGGCTTGCCCTCCCGTTCCTGACGTTTTCAGTAGGCTTTACCCTAATTTCGCTATATCTCGCCCCTTACATAACGTACAACCCGGTGTATACTTCACCGTACAATGTGACATACAGGATCACGCCCTACAGTGCCGACGGTGCCGTGCTGGTATACGTCAGTATAGCAGTCCTCGCGTTGGCCGTAGCGTACTTTGTATATGCACTAGCGATCGACGTTCTACACATTTCCTTCGGCAGTAGTAAAGACGAAGGGTATTACATTCCTTAAGGGTGGTGGATTAAATGTTCCTGAAACTGTTTAAGAAAAAAGTTGATAAAAATGAGTCGCAAGCCAGTTACGGTTATAGGATTTACGATGCCTTACTGTTTCTGCCTCCGGTCACGGTGAAACTCGATAAAAAAACGAAGGTAATAGAAAAAAACGGGGTGCATGTCGCTATAATGTATTCCGAAACAAGTGGCGTCGAAGTGGCGATGGATCTGCCCGCCGACTTCCTAAAACAGTATTATAAGATGACGACGCAGATAAACCAGGGCAATCCAAGTAATAGGATAGTTTATTTCGCGATGGTTTACATTTCTCCGCAAGAGTTCGCAAGAAAGAGGGCTAAAGTAGTTAGAGAGGTTTTCCTGAAAGCGAATGCTAATGCCAAAAGGAAGTTCTTCCTATTCCCGAGGTGGATATGGCTTACCTTAGAGCGGTATAACAACGCTAATAATAGCGAGACGAATTATTTCGTCATAAACAAGTTCGAAGACAACGATCCTACAAATTATTTGAAGGAGTTCGATACGTTCGGTGCCGTCGGAGTTACATTCAACAATTACTTCGTCTTCACAAGCGTCACGAGGAAGGACTACTTGGCTTCAATAAACAAACGAATATCCCTCGGTCTGTGGGGATTCTGATGTCCCTTTCGTATTTGGAATCACTCGTAGGCAAAAACGTGGTACTATTCAACTACCTGCGTAACGTGTTCAAGAATAAAATAGACAAAATGGTCGAAAGCGAAAACGAATATGTCCTATATCTCGATATGGGAACGCCTGACAGGTCGATGCACAGGATAACATATCCCGGTATTTACTTCATCACGGACGTAATGATAAAGGGTATTAACTACATAGTTTATCTAAAGAAACAAATCGACCTGAAGAAGTTCGCATTGGTGAGCTCGGTGTCGGCTTCTGAATATTTTGTTTTCTCGTACCGAAAGGCACAGTATAAGGACGGAGAGTACATATTGAACGCTTTGGAGTTCGAAATAGGAGGGTTCAAGCGTCTCACGTTCAACTACGATAAATACATTGTGGTGAAGGCGAAACGGCCCGACCGTAAGCGTGTCGCGGTATGTTTAGGTAACAGAACCGTTTTAGATGATGTAAATAGTATTACATGCAATGATGACTGGTACAATATAGAATGAGGTGGTTGATAATGCCACGAACGAGAAAAGAAAACGACGTACCCACTCCAGAGCAGTTCCAGTTCATCGTCTACAGCGAGGTCTGTATGGATCGCACCAGCATATCACACCCTAATTTAGGTATACAAAGGTTGACCACTGTGGTTCTTACCTATTACAGCAACACCGAAATAGAGGATCTGTGGAAGGAATTAGTCCTGAAAAGGTACGAAAACGCGGTGTCCGAAGACGAGCTGATGCAGATCCTGAAAATCGGGTGCGACATCATGTTCATCGTGATGAATGCGTCTGGCGAGGACGTTAAGTCACTGGTGACGAAAATTCTGGACGTCACGAACAAGAAACCGTTGTTCTACGTCAACGAGGAAGCACTCGTGGCCGAAAGTTCGTACCTCATAGATGTGCTGACGAAAATAGTCAACCCCAACGAGTTCGACGTACTCACCGTTCTGAGCACGCTAAAGGAAATACAAATCCGGACGGCTACTATGATCAGTAGCATCAAGGGGACGTCGTTATACCAGGCACTTGTGAACGAGTTGGGCATCGACGAGAATACTATTGAGAAAAAATGTACCGCTGAATATTACAGAAAATGTGTTACCGAAAAGAAAACGCAACTATTAAAAGCCCTACAATTCATTAGGATGAATATAAATATTCCGCGTTAAAACAATTATTCTGTTAGATATATAGATTTANANTTTTGTCCANCNGTNTTTGCAGTTTCTCCCAAAGGCGTTTATCCATTTTCAAAATATCTGAAATTTCGTCTAAGTACTTGTCCATAATTTTTTCTAAATCATCTTGGCTTAATTTTACCTCCTCAACATCGACGTCAATGTACCCTTTGAAGTCATCGCATACGATCCCTTCATGTTCATCATACTCACAAAGCTCCTCGATCTTAGAATAAGATATAACGACAGGTACCTCCACAACAGGTCAGCTATTGCAAGAATAGCGGAGATGTTAAAAAACCTTCGCTACACGTACTCCACGGAGTATATCGTGGTGTTTTGGGCGTATATAACCAGAGTATTATCGTATATCCACCATTCTACTTCCCCACCGTCATGAACCACTGTTACGCTCCCGTTTATCGGATAGTATAACGTCTGCTCTATCAGTGCAGTCCCGCTTACCGTGATTTTCCCCTTCTGTACTGTCACATTCCCGCTGTATAGTATCTGCCAGCCGTACTCCGATATCCCGTACGACGAGTTGTATACCACGGTAAAGTTAGGATTTATGATTGGATATATCGTACCTGCAGGGGCGAACCCGCTTACGGACAAGACGGCCGTTTTCGTGTTGTACAAATAGAAAGTAATCNNGTACGGAGAATTTTGTGAAATAGCGATAGTAGGGTCTGGTGCCGTAACGTTGACTATAATGTTCTCGTGAGGTTTCAGGACTATTACTTTCGGGTACCAGCGATGGCTGTCAATCACTGGCACCAATGCATACGTTTTGTTGGTAGGGTTCTGCAAGCAGATCGTTACCACGTTGTACCTGTTTATTTCCCCTACATCATAAAAGCCCAACACCTTCGCGTGTAGCTGGGGATGATAGAAGAAAATGGAGAACGTGAAAAGAGAAGGTATTACAACCGCCAGCGTCAGAACGAGTTCAAACTTTTCCATCTTTCTCAGCCATCCANACTACGTATTGCAANGCGAAATAAAACGCAAAATACCCCAGATCTCTATAAGAGAATATCCACGTTAATGCGGGGAGACCCCAAGCCAGCTCCTTCTTATTATTNAATATTAGGATTAANGCCAAAAGAGCCACCTGGAGCACGGTATACACGAATGAAGGGATAGGTAAGCCGAACGCGGTAAGAAGAGAAAATGAGACTCCTTGTTGAGCGACTGGTTGTGTGATGGTTATGACGGACGCGAAGTACTGCTTCGAAATGAAGGGAATCGAAGAGACCAATAGCGGTATCACGAACTCCGCTATCTTCCTGAGCTTCTGCCTCTCGAATTTAACCAGGAGGATAGCTATCAGCACGGCGAACTGCTTTACGTCTGCGGATATTCCTAAGAATAAGTACCTGAACCTCTCGTTGAATATCGCGATAAACGCGAGGGAGTAAGCGACGAGGTTCAGCTCCTGTCCCGTCGCGAAATCGTAAGAAAGTGCCGGCCACAGGAAAAAAGACCCGAGGAAAAGGTTCTCGCGTTTTTTGAGGAAGGAGTAAGTGAAGGCTATAACGGCTGATATTACGTCCACCGTTTCGGGGTTGTGAAATACCGCGACGCTGACGAATGATAACGGCGGGTAAATGTAGACGGACGGCATAAACGAGTTTGAGGTTGTGCCGGTCACAGCATTAAACGGGACATGATATATCGAAAACGCCTCAGCCATGGAGTAGAGGTAGGGGTTCTTCCCCTGGAGGAACAGTTGTGACGCGTACAGTATTATCGCTTCTTCATCAGTAAGGACGGGCAACCCCGTCATAATNTTCACTACGGCTGTAACCGTCGCGATAGCGAAAGCCGTAACNACGAGANNTCTNTGCCTTACGAATATGGANAGNATGCCTAGAGCGACGATGAGGAACGCGGNAGGCAACAAATACGGTTTTCCGTCTCCTAAAAACGCCATCCCTATGCTGGTTAAGCCCAGACCCGCAAAAAACCAGGAAATGTCATCTTTTACTTTCATAACTGGCACCTTCTATAACCTATCTGTGCTTATGGGTGTAATACCTAGCGTCTGTGCCGTTTCTAATGGAGCAAGAATTTCCACTCTTAATTTCGCCTTACTTACTCCCGCAATTTCCGATATACCTCTCTCGAACGCCAGCAGAAGTGCTATCACGAGGTCGTGTGCCTCATTGAGCTTAGCTATTATGTCGTCATAATTCGCGTCGCTCGCTATCAAACTGCGAATTTCCGTTAACTTTCTGTACACCTCATCGGAAGCCAGACTCGAGAACCTATCCGCTAAAATCGACAACAAAATTTGGAAATATTCATCTACATCATACGGGGTNCCGGCGAACTGCAGAGTCCCGCTCTTNAGGTCTTTNGTTANAATCAGTACGTAGTTATTCACTAATTCTTGCTTAGCCNTTACNTCAAGNGCTTCTCTCTGCGTCATTTGCNTGGTCGGTATNCTNGCTTTTTCCCTGATGGCNTGNCTTACTAAGTTAGGATCGACTTTTACGATATTCCTCCGTCCTAGTGGCGATAACTGGGGTTGCTGTGGCTGTTGTTGAATGGGAGTAAAGAGTGGTGTTGACGGCGGTGGTGTTGAGGTAACTCCAGATATTTCATAGACGGGTTCCTGCTGTTGTTGTTGTTTTTTGTTGTTGTTATTNAGGCTCACAATTACTTTCTTGTACAAGAANCCTTTTAAAGCGGGTTTTGGTTCTAAAACAGCTGTATAACGGAAACTTTTAAGCTTTTTNANCCTCNNNTGCCAGAGGTTCTTATGCAAATACAAGTACAAGAACAACAAGGGCAGAANAGCGAAGTTTCGNCGTTTNCTGCNNACNTTTCTACTATTGCACGNCGTTTGAANGANGANCTGGATAAGTACGTGGTTGGGAACGAGGACGTTAAGACGGCAGTGATAACGGGTCTACTGACTGGCTTCCCTACGCTCCTCATCGGAGACCCTGGAACCGCGAAAACGTATACCATCGAGCTCCTTTCGAGAATGATCGCCGGGATCAAGCCGGAAGAATTATTCATAGTCCTCGCCCACGAGGCGATGACCCCAGAGGACATATTCGGTAACGCAAACTTGAAGAAACTGAGGGAAGAAGGAGTACTGGAATATATTACCGATGGCTTTCTGCCTTCAGCTAAGCTAATTTTCATTGACGAGATTTTCAAGAGCAATAAAGTCCTAGCCGAGTCATTATTCAGGGCAATAAACGAGAAGAAGTTCAGGAACGGGAGTAAGGAAATCTCATTACCGTGGATCGCATTCTATTCCGCTTCAAACGAGGTCAGGGTGAACACGCAGGCTGACAGAGCATTCTTGGACAGGTTCAAGATATTCGCGACAGTACTCTCGCCAGATTTGGAAGACCTGCAAAATCTCAAAGCGACTGCGGAGAGGTATTATAAAGTCCTTACGGCGAATAAGCCCACCTCAATCCCGATAGTGACGAGCTACGACGAGGTCAAGAGGATTCAGGATAGGATCGTCTCGGACTATACCAAATATATAACGCAGGATATCGTGCTCGAAGCTGTCAGGCAGGCAAACCTGATCTTAGGTGCAATAGCACAGGCTCTGCGGAACCCGAGGACATTCAGTGATTCNGGAGTCGTGAAATCCTACTTCAAATCGATGGGAGGATACTTGACGATAAGCGAGAGGAAGTTCAAGAGCATAATGCAGGTCGCTAACGCCTTACGCGAAATGTTCGGCAATTCAACAATTACACCGGTGCATACTGCATTAGCGTTCTACCTCACAATTCCGTTCACTCCNGAGCTGAAGAATATAATATCTCCTATAATTTCGTCGATTATCAAGTCGTATTTCGAGACGAATGTGCCTAAGAACACTACTGTTAGTGCTAATGACATCTCTGAGAGTATTACAAAAATATCAGACGAAATCTTCTCAAACGAATACCTAAATAAATTATTGAACGACGCTTCCACATATGCTTCGGACGTTATTACCCAGGCATTTCCAGCAAATTCGCCAGTGCTGGCAAAGCTTAAGAGTGGCCTCGTTTCGGAATTCCTAGCAGTATCCAATGAAAACAGCAACACACCGCAGAAACTCGACCTTCTTATGAAGGCTATAGATACTCTGAACTTTGTCAAGACTAAGCATGCCCTCAATACTAAAGTATGGACTGTAACACGGAGACTGCTCCAATATTTTGGGACTACCATCGCGAGCAAAATAGATGTGGATCGTATAGAAAATGACATGATGTCAGAGCTCAACAAAGTCTATGAGTCGATAAAAGCCGAAATCGAAAAGGAGTTCAACGAGTCAGCAAAAGGAGAGAGCGAGCTCAACAAGCTCGCCGAAGGAATATCAGAATTCTTCCCGCAGTTTTCGGAGGCACTGCCACTTGGAGTGGGAGGCGAAAGGAAGAAAGAAGAAATGCTTGAAAAACTTGATGATAATATTGATGCAATAAGAGAAGAAATAGAGGATTTCATAGCCAAGTTGCAAGAAGTTAAGGTTGCACTTTCGCAAATGGCGAAGGAAGTCTAGATGGGGAGTCTAGATGCAAAGCTTCTTCAACAATAAAGATGAGGAGCAAGGACTGATAGGACTAACAAATGCCGTTTTTGAAACTTTGTTAAAGTATTTCGACTTTAAGTCTTATTCAGTTTCACCCAGAATCGGGAAAAGTTTATGGGATACAGTACACAGACTTGTAAAGATAGCTTCAGAGCAAAATAAACTTCTTTTGCAGTTCCCAGCAGTGCTCGCTTATTTCGTTTATAATTTTCTGAAAAACTTCGACCTGGATGAACTCGAGCACATAAACGAGAAGCTGGACAACATTCAGCGTCTGATAGAGCGGAAGAACCTGCAGGGTCTATCGTTCAACACAATTAAACAGATGTTGCAACAGGAGTTACAGGAGAAAAAATCCAGGCAAAGTAGAAATGAAAGACAGCAAGAACAAGAGCTAGGGGAAGAAAGCCGAGAGAGTAACGAGCAGGAAGGGGAGGAACAAGAGGGAGAAGAGCGAGGTCAAGGAGAGGAAGGTGAAAGTGAAGAGAGCCAGAGTGAGGAAGAGGAAGAAGGAGCCGAATCACTAGGTGAAGAACAGCAGGGTTGGGAAGAAGGTGGCGAGGAAGAAGGAGAAGGAGAGGAGGGACAAGGACAGGGATTAGGAGAAGAAGAACAGAGCGGGGAAGAGAGTGAAGGAGAAGGAGAGCTGGGAGAAGGGGAAGAAGGGCAGGAAACCGGAGGAGAACAGCAGGGCGAGGGAGGAAGCGNAAACGCAGGCGAAGGCGAAAGNGNAGGGCAGGANGNAGNAGAAGNAGAGGNNTCNGNAGGNGAAAGCGNAANTGAGGNNAGCCNAAGCGGAGAACAAAGCGGNGAAGGCGAAGGGCAGGGGTCAGANGGTGGAGAAGGANGAGAGNANNAGNGTGAANNNGNAGGTAGCCANGGTCAAAANAGNGAGCGAGGGCAGGGGTCAGAAGGTGGAGAGCAAAGGGGTGCAGGAGGAGGACAGGGAGTAGAAGACGTCTTCGAAGACCTCGAGAGGAACATCGACGACGAGCTTATGGTCTTAGATCTGCTGGAGGACAGCCTTCAGAAGGCAATGTCAGCGTTGACCATCGGGAAAGGCTCAGGAGGAGGGATTCTGAAGGACGTCAATCCTAGAGTTTTGGAATTATTAGATAGGGCTAACAGGATTTTGGCTCTGGCTAACCGGGTCGACCTGCAGTACGCTGAAACCAGAGGCGTTAAAGACCAGGGAGGCGTGATGAAGGGAATTACGACCGGTAACAACCTCAAGCATCTGTTCAAGAGCCAGCTAATACTGCCTGACGAGATCTTCCTGGAACGCTACACTAACAGAGCCCTTCTGCAGAGGGCGGTGGAGAGTGAGGGCGTTGGCGACTTCTATTTCATCATTGATAAAAGCGAGTCTATGGACGACGAGATGCCTAACGGGTACACGGCGTTCGAGAACGTTTCCGCCGTAGCCCTGGCTTCCGCTATGGAAGCCGAAAAGAACAACAGGAAGGTGTTCGTACAGTACTTCGACTACTCGACGACCGAGCCGATAGACGTCAACAACGTCCTCGAACTGGCTCAGGTCAAACCCGGAGGAGGGACGGACATGATGGTCGCACTAAGAGACTTCATGGACTATTACAACAACTACCCGGGGTTGAAGGACGTAAAACAGGTCTTCATAATGTCAGACTTCGAGACGGGCTATGATAAGCACACACTCGAGGACTTCAAGAACTTCGCGAAGAGCAACGGCTTAGTAGTTACGTGCCTGCACGTTTACAAGGGAGGAGTGCCTGATAATATGCAGGACATAATAGAGGAGATCTGCGACGAATATTACAAATTCAATGATTATGATGCGAGCGAATTGTTCTCCGTCGTGTATTCGAAGGTTTAGATCTTTTAGCTTTAAAACGAAAAAAGTTTAGGTTTGGTTTGTTAAAAGATTTGATTCTTTTTCTATATGTCTACTTATTTTACTTATTTCAGGAAATAATGTATCAATTATCTCATGATGTAATCTTTCTAATGTTTCCAATTTGCCATCATCAGGTAACATGTCATAAAAGTCAAGCCAATAACTTAGAATATTGTTATATTGTTGGTCTGTTTTTATGCCAATTTCATCTAGATCCGTGAACCAGTGATATAACTCATTTTTGCTTAATGGTTTCTCCTCTTTTAACGCACGCGAAATGGCTTTTCGGAAATTTTCTAATATGGTGGCGTAACCTTTCAGGCGTTTAATTTTACAAGATGCACTAAGATCAGGATTTTTCCATATTTCACTTATAGGAAACTCCAAGTGATAGCTTAACATTTCGGCGAGAGTTGAGGCCATCCATTCATCCCAAAATACATTATAAAGTATTTTTACTTCGTTCCAGAACTCATCTAGACTTTTATACACGTCTGGATTCTCCTCAATCACTCTTTTTAGCTGTTCGAGTTCTTCCCCATTAAGGTATTTGTTTACAAACTTATCAAACTTGTCTGGATTATGATCGGCTACACACCTAACCCATTCGCCATTATATTCCTTATTATTTTTATCTTCACAATAATCCTTCACTTTATCAAATACATCCTCGGCTGTCCTGTATGCTATCATTCCTAAACGCGTTTCTCTATTCAGGCCTAATTCCTCTGCTTCCCTCTCCATCAACCACTCGACATGATCGAATTCAAACGGATTCATACTTATCTCACTCAACCATATGTGTCACATAACGTTTAAAAGGGTTTTGCCTGACCGAACGATCGTCCTTCACGGTGAGCTAACTCGGTTTTTAAGGTTATTACCTACAAGTTAACAATTATGAGGTTTTATGTGCTGGACACGAGAGTATATCTGCCAGGGCCGATAGCGGAGTATTTCGTAGACTGTTTTTCGATAAAATTGCCGAAGAAGTATTACGAGGTCATCAACACGTCGACGATAACGTTCAGGGACGAGGAGAACAGGGTAAGCCTTAAAGTGACGCCAGACCAAGTCGGAGACCTCNNAGACGCACTNCTGGCGTCCGCGTTGGACTTCTACATAGCGTTAGGCGTCTGCACGAACAGTAACATTACGCTGTACCGCATGATCAGGAAGGCCAGAGAAAAAGTAAAGGAAATGCTGAAAATAGACAACATAAACCTCGACCCCGAGTTCCCTATCTGCATTAAGGGTGGTAAATGATGCCGGCCGACCTCACGCCTNCAGACGTTGTTTCACTGATATCCGAAGCCTTAGGGGAAAAGGACGAGGAGGGAGAGCCGGAGACCCTGCTGAAATTACTATTGCGAGACGATCTGCCCAAACAGACTAGGCTGATAATCCTTAATTGCATTGTGAAGAACTGCGGGCTACAGAAGAGTTTGTCGATAATCGACCCGTTNGTCCCGCTGGACGAAATAGAATCGATAGAGACGCTGAAAAATAGAGGGGACGAAAGTGCTCACGTGCATCAACTATGCGAAAGTCAGGGACTGCTACCTGATAATTTTAGCGAACAGGCAGTTCCACGTAAAAAGGGTGACCAACCCGAACGAACTGCTACAGAAGATGAAGCAACAAGGAGGAGCGAGGAAGCAGACCAAGGATCTCATTTTGAGCAAATTAAGCGGTGAGGACTTATGATATGCGAGGTCGTCGCCAGCTCGTTCAAGCCCCGCGACGGCGACGTCGTCTACGCAGACATATCAAACATACGGTTTGCATACCCGCCAGGCTGTATTTTCTCGTCTCAGTACACGCAGTTCATTCACGTCGATCAACCTCTGCCGAAGATAAGCCGTCTGAAGTTCAAGAGGGAGAACGGCGAGGAGGTGAAGGACGACGATTACATAGTAGTAGATTTGGGAGACGACTTCTTGGTTCTGCCGATAGAGGTCTGGAACAAGNTGAAGGAGCTAATAGCGACCTACCTCAGNGAAGGGACACTGCACGGAGGAATNNTGNTGTACGGNGTCCCAGGCACCGGNAANTCNTACATCGCCACNAAACTGCTNCCGAGGATTCTAGGGATTAAGGTAATCGTCAAGCAACCCACCGATTTCATGACGAANTACGTAGGCGAGCCCTACCAGCTTCTGAACGACTTCATCAANAAACANTTGTTTTCCAGCAAGCCCTCCATCATAGTCTTCGACGAGGGAGAGAGGTTCTTATTAAAAAGGGGTGGCGGAGGTGGAGAGGCNGANAAGTTAGTGGAGGACAACATGAAGAACATATTGCTGGAAAAGCTCCAGGAGTTCATGGACTCAAACTATCCCTCTATTCTTGTGTTAACCACTAACGCTTCTATAAACGATATGGACGACGCGATGCTCAGGAGGTTCCCGTGGAAAATTTACTTCCTTCCGTATTCGCAAACCGTCTATGAGTACATAGCCAGGAGGACGACTCCACAGAGGACTTTCAGAATTGAGGATAAGGAATACGATGTCCAGAGGCTGTCGTTTTATGCATCTGCTACCGGCATCTCCGTAGCAGAGTTCAGGACTATAATGCAGACCGGGACTGTCTCCTTCCTGAGGGCAAAAAGCAACTTCCCGAGGAGGCTCGTCCCGTTCGAGTTGCAGGACAAGGAAAACATCCTGGACATAACGAACCTGCCCCAGCTTAGGCGTTACGATATCAGAAACAAGAACGTGAAGATTCTCTGCGAGGGAGCCCTTTACACCATGACCGCTATAATGGCGAGCTATTTCCTTACGAAGGAGGGCAGACCGGTTTACCTCATCGATTTGCAGGAGTCGACCTCGCTGAGATACGGGAGCGACGACGTCATCACGTTGCTCAAGCAGGAGAACAAACCGGTTGGCATAATTCACCTGCACGGCACGATCAACATCAGCAAACAATTATTGATAGAACGTCTTCTTGAGGAGGACAACGTCAGCTTCGTGGTGATAACGAGCTTCGACAGCTCATTGTTGCAGGTACAGACGCTGAAGCTCCTGCCCAGGGTCGATATAACCCAGTTGCCCGCGACCGACGTAGACGTTCTGAGGAAGATAATATACACGGTCGATACGTTCTACGGTCTGAAGCTGGACAGGCAAAAAACCCTGAACGAGCTGTATAAAGAAATGGACTTCAGAAAAGCTATGGACGTGCTGGAGAAAATGATCGCTGTGACGATCTGAAATGAGCAGACTTGGTTGCCTACTAGAGGAAGGAGTAAGCTAAAACTTTAAAACACCTCTTTGAGAGCAATATTTAATGGGCGACCGCAGGAGGAAACCGTCATTTGAAGAATATGCCGAGGCAATAACTAAAGTACTGAATTTAGTAAACGTGGTTAACCAGCTTTCTCAGTACTACAATCTCAATCAAATCTCNNTGCAGTACCTCAATAAGCCGTTTAACCCTGTATCGCCCGAAAAAATAGCGAATTATTTCGGTGCTCAGTACCACAAAATACCAAAATTGGTTAAGCAGATCGAATACAACCCTGTGGCACTCGTGACAAAGGCGTATGAAATTGCAGAACAAATCAAACCAGAAGTGTTAAATTCCCTGACGTCCATGTACAACATCGAGCCAGAAATAGTGAAATCGTTACAAGTGTACTTACAACTGGCTCAGGTCTTGCCAAAAATAATCAGTTATCAAACTGTTCAGGTCGCCAATATTCCTCAATATCATCAATATACTGAATTACCTGGTATCTTGGAAAACTATTAAACCCGCAAAGCATAAGTTCCATTAATGAGGGTCAGCAAAAAAACCGTACTTCTGATTTTGCTATACTTGTTCTTCTTTACATTACCATTCTTTATGTTAACTTCGAAAGCCAGTTTTATTCAGGAAGAAGTACCTATATCGGTCAACGTAAACGCCAACGTTTCACAGGGGTTAATCTACATCGCCCCGCTCCCGGAACAAACCGTAGTGTACGGGCAGAATTACTATGTGGCGAACGCCTTGGGGTACTACGAATACTCGTATTTGTTCTCGACGGTGCCTCCGTTGCTGGTGTGGTACGAACCGGCTCCTTCATCGCAGATTTACTATTTCGTTTACGGCGGGAATACCCAGGCTAGTGCCGTAACCACCGGAGTCTTCAGCTTCTACACTCAATTTTACTACCTCAACACGTCTATCTTCAACGTCTCAGGCGTTTCGCTACTGGGCGGAACGTTAGTACTAAACGGGCAGAACAGCCTTGTGACATTCACGACGTCTGCGTTGCGTTACACTTCCGCGGTTATACTCTATAACTTCCAGTCTTCGGCAGTCATAACGCCACCCGAACTGATATATACNGGCCAGGTTCCTNCGGGTAGCGTAGTCTCGATAAGCCTTTTCTCGTATTCCGGCCAGCAGACGATTCCTTCTTATACGGCGTTCCCCTTCGGGTCTACGACGTGGGTTATACTCCTCAGACGACTACGTGAAAAGCTCGCAGTTCACGATTTCGAATTCACAATTCACATACAACGCCCAAATCGCTGGCTATCCGAATGAAGAAGTTGGTCAGGCAACTCTACCACAATCAGCAATTTACGGTTTGGTATTCAGGTCTGCCGTGTCTCTGCAGTACCCCACTGTTAAATATTTAGCACCTCAAATTCTAGTCCCGCAATCCGTTACGTTCAACGGTACCTTCGCGGTTGCTCAAGGTGCGACATACGGTACTAACTCCGTTCTGTTGGAAAACCCGGTGTACTTCTTCAACCCGACGTTGCTCGACGGTTCTGACATCATGGTGTATAATAATAGCAAATGGTATTCTCTGCCGGCCCAAGCCAGCGACCTTAAGCTCGACCTGAACCACATATACATGTATATTATGCCTTACAACTCGTCTTCCAACTACCTTTACTTCGACGATATTCCGGTGGGCAGTACGATTTCGGTGAAGTACGCTAACGGAACCACGTATACCGTTACCGCGAGCGGGAATACGGTGAATACTATAGGAGGTGTGAATTTGGTTGACCTGAAAGTTTACGGGCAGGGAGTGGTAGGGATAACGATCCAGCCGTCGCTAACAAATACGCAAGTCAGTTACAACATGCTCGTAGGGTTTACGGACTTCGTGCACAAGGCTGGACTGATAATAAATACTTCAGGCGTATACGTGTACAACTCTCAATCAGCCGTCACGAAGCTTGTAAGTAGCCCGAAGTTCCCAGCCGATATAGGGGTTGGTTACGCGGATATAGGCAATGAGTTCTATTTAATAGGGTTCTACTACTATCCCGGGTCTTTCTACACGTTTATAACGCCCATGCCTAACGCTGTTGCGTCTACTGGTATAGTTCCTTATGTTAATTACAACGGTACAGTACCTATTTCCTTATCGAGCATCGGCATAACGCTTTCTTCTGGTCTTTACTATGAAGTTACGGGTATCATATCGGTTGCAGTTGGTTTACCCACTCCGTTGCAGTCCTCCGTGCTCAGCCTTACTACGGCTCCAGGAGAGGCAATAGTCAACAACAACAATGCGGTCTACCAGACCAAGCTGGCGAATTCGTCGTCGTCTCTGACGCTGATAGGCTTCGCCGGCTATAACCTCGTTGTGCAGTACGGCAATATAGAATCTCAGCTCGTCATATCGAGCAATGATTATCCGACGAACCTGCCGACGAATTTACAAATAGTCGTCGCAGTATCGGAACCCACTAGGACGATAACAATATCAACTTCACCTTTACCAGTTAAACCTGTCCAGATCGCATCGGTGAACGTTACTAACGCTACTACCACAAAGTATAACGGCAGTACTGGGTCTTCGTTTATGAGTAATATACATTTGCAGAACAACGAACTAATAGGAATCATAACGTACTACGGCTTTTTGGCGATTGCTGTAGCGTCTTACCGCTATTCTTCTCAGCTCTGGTCTTCGACGCTGTTCCTCAGCTTCGCCACGCTCTCAATAGGACTGCTATTCAGCGACTACATAGTACTTCCCTTCAGCATCGGAGCGATAATACTGGGCTTCATATTCAAAAGGCTGAACATCTAGCGGTTGAAGGGAACGAAAAAGCATATATTCGCCTCAAACAGATGTGTTAATGGGCGAAGAGGTTGTCGCAGTCACAAAAGCCGAACTTATATCTGCTTAGTTTGTATCCAAGTCCCGTCGGCGTCACAGTAACTGGTGACACCACTGATCAGACAGTGTCATTTGTAATCTCACCATATCATTACGTTGACATTTCGTATTTGATAACGTCTTACAACGATGGCGTCCAAGTATATGCACCCGATGCTAATATACCTCAATCTGGCATAAGTGGCTTTCCTCCTGGAGTCCCAACGGTAACGCTAATCATTGAAAAGGGAAATTTAAATTTCGAATTTGCTACGCCAGAGGACATACTAAAATCATATTTATACAACAACATCCTACAAAATATGAACAATGACCTTACCGAAATATACCAGGATTTAATTACCTTAATTTCTGAGTACGCATCTGGACAATCGTTATCTCAGTCTTACTTATCTGAAGTTTCATCACTCCTTCAACAAATTAATAACATGTTGCAAAACGCGGAGCAATTTGAAAACACTGCCAATTTGAGCTTCGAAGGTGTTTCCGCCCTTCAGCAGGTATATAATAATTTGAACGAAATATATAATTCTCTAACAAATCAGACCTTAACACTCGGAGAATTAGAAAGTTTACAATTGCCAAGTTACAGTACACCAGAAGCTTCCTCTATTGCTTCCAATTATACACAATTCCTCAATAACGCAGTTAGTATCATGCAAAATGCCAGCTCTCAAAGCGGTAGTAGCTCGTCATCCTCGCAGGGTAGTAACTCATCCTCCAGTACACCACAGAGTTCTTCCTCATCTAATGCCAGCTCTCAAAGCGGTAGTAGCTCGTCACCCTCCCCATTGTCATCGCTAACTACAAACTCGCAGAGCGGTACTTCATCTTCGTCGTATAATACTCAAACGTCAACATCTTCAACGACCACTATTACCACATCAACATCGACCTCCTCTACTACATCTCAAACTTCAATAATCTCTCCTCCTACACTATCTCAAAGCCAAGTGCTGGCTCAGATACAGGCAGGCGACGTAAGCTCACTCCTATCGGAGCTGTCCGAAATACCTTCAAACATGATCCCAGTAGTCAATACAGTTGTCCAACTCTATCAGCTGTATGGTTTTCCCGACGGAACTCCCTTATCTACCGTAGTTGAACGTTTGCTCAGCGATATCAGGGAGGCCTACTACAATATCGTCAATCATAAGCAGGAAGAAGTAAACCTGCAACAATTATCGCAGTTACTCCAACTGTACAATACCCTCGTCAGCAACGGCTTAGCACCCCAGAGCCAGAGTGCATCGAAATTAAGTGAGCTTACACAGACCTCCGAGATCATACCAGCCCTCCCCCCCGTTTTAGGCCAACCCTATCCAGGCAGGGTAAACAGTAACAGTAACAGTAACAGCGTTAACTACAGTAACTTTATCTGAATTTCAGAAACTAAAAGTCATTTTTTCCTTTTCGAGTAACTCCCTTATTTTTCTGATTTCTTCTTCGTTTCTCTGCCCGCCAGAGTAGAGTAGGGGTACGGCTATTGGTTCTTTCGTCAGCCCGAAGACGTTGGCGAACTGTGTTATGATCTCCTTCAATATAGATACCTTCAGCATGTTTATTTCCTGTTCCACACCATAAGCGGTAGGCCGAAGCTCTAACTGTAAAATGTCGTCGATATTAGAGTTGATAATATCGTTTACTTTAAGTAGCAATTCCCTGGTGTTCTTCGCGTCCCCGAGGTCTAAGCCCAATCTTATGTAATTCTGCAGGACGGTCTCGGCTATCCGTTTCATCTCATTGAAGATTATGTTGTTCTCGGCTACATCCAGCTCGCTGACCTGTTGCTCTAAGAATGTGGTCAGATCGGCGAAACCATACAAAATAGAATTAGGGTCGGCGTAAGAAAGAATAGAAGCAAGCTTCTGGGAAAGCTTCACATTGTATAACTTTAAAATAGGGATTAAAAAAGGAAGATGGCTTATAAGTAAATCGTTTTACACGTTAGCCATCTTGTTTGTCGCCATTGAAGATAACAATTGATATGCTTCCTGGACTACGGGCATGTACTGCTGTTGAACTTCGGGCGGGATCTCTACGTTCTGGAAGCCCATGCCCCTCCTCTTGAGGCTGGCCTGCTCAACGGCAGTCCTTATAGCCTCAACTACTCTGTGAAGGATCTCTTTTACCTGCGGATAGCCATCTCTAGTAGCGTTGGCCTCGATGCCAGCGATCTTCAGCGATATCTCGGGGTATTTGTTTATCTTGCCATCAAGGATAGCCTTGAGGAGATTCCTTGCACCACCTACTACGTCTTCTTTCCTTGGGAAGTACTTATCCGTCATTTTGCCTCGTACATATGGTTGAGCGGTGATTAAAAAGCTTTTCGGATGCATTGCATCGAATTTCACTACTACTTCACGTTCGTTACCCTTAATGCCCAGACGGAGTATATCAGTGCAACGACCGCTAGCATGACGGTCATCATCACTATGGACATCGGGAAGCCTATGGCGAGGAGGAAGGGTGCCACTGCGGTGATGTAAACTACAGCCCCTAGTGCCATGCTGTTAGGTATCGTCCTGAACACGAAGCCGATGTAGAACGACACGAAGAACAGCACGAGAACCGCGACCGCTCCCATGATGGGCGAATTCATAATCGCGTTGGTCAGGGAAACGACGTTGAACCGCTGGTAAGTGAGGGGTAGCGTAATAGTGGAGTTCGCGGTCTTCACCGTGACGTTTCCAGTAGTCACTGGTAGCGTTACGGTGGTCGGGGACACGACGCTTTCGGATAAGAGTACCGTGCCGTTGGACGCCGTAAATGTAACGTTCGCGTTAACGTTCGTAGGAGACGAAAGCACCAGCTCGGGCTTGTTCGTTGAATAGTTGTAAACCAGGTACGCCGTAACACTGCCGTTTACAGAAGGAATCGAATAGTGAACCAGCCAGGGTGCCGTTAGATAGACACTGCCGTTGATTACGACTGTAACCTGGTTGGGGTTGATGGTAGTGGTGGTAGTAGGTGTGGTCGTTGTGGTGGGAGGTGGCGGTGGCGGAGGTGCGGTTGAAGACGACACCAGGTTGGGTTGATAGTTAGCGTAGAAACTCACTTCTTCGGATTGAGGGAGAACCACAACGCCACCAGTGAGTGACTGATAGTTCTGTTCTGGTGTTCCGAATGGCGAAACTACGAACGACTGAGACGGGGAAACCACCGTGAAAGCCCGTGACGGTGCGTTGTACGTTACGGACACAGGAGAAGAGGACACCGCGAGGACTGGGACGTTATCCGTTACGTTGTAAAACGCGAAAGACGCACCTATGATGCCGTTAGTGCCTGGGATTATGAGGTAGTTTTCTCCATCAACCAGCTGTGTGTTTTGGACTGTGATCGAAGTGTTTGTGATAGTGTAGGAGAGAGAGAACGGCGAATAGAAGTTAAAGGATGTGACGCCTGAGGAAGAGACTAATGGAATTGAGTTGACGCCGAAATAGGAGACGTAGAATAAGCTAAAATCGCCTCTTAACCCTACATAACCTATCTGTGACCACGGGAAAGGAGTGTTTACATTTACAGAGTACGCCGTGCCGTTAATGTATACGCTTTGTACCGTGACGTTACCAGCACTGTTCTCCGTCAAGATGACGCTGAAGGTGAACGGGTAGTTGGGGTTGGGCTGAGGCAGAGAAGAGTAAAGCTGTGTGAAACCAGATGTTGGAGTATTGAAATATATCGAACCATGGTAGATGTTAACTAATAACAGATAATTACCATTATCGCCACCAATTTCTCTCGCATTAGGCATGAGGATTTCAATACCAGGGTAATAGACACCATTATGCACTGGGAACGATGTTACGTGGATAGTGACGTTGATGACGTTTGATATTGGCGAATATCTCCACGCTATGTACTGAAAAGATGCATCAGTAGCATTTATCACCAGTTCACCGTTTTGCCAGTATGGAAAAGGATGCCAAAGTATACTTTCAACCATTGGAATATTCGCATAAATCTGGTTNCCTACAGCTAACGTAGTTAGGAATAACGGTANGTTGTAACTACCCGCAGTAGAGTAGAAGCCGTAGTAATACCAGTTCTCACCGAGAGTTGCNCCTATCACTGGTACACCGCTTTCAAACATNTGTGTGTTGACTGTGAAAGTTAGGGAAGAAGCNGTAGTCTTTATCTCGTTAAANGTAGCGTTNTAGGTCGTNACTCCAGCCGTTGAAGAAGGTATGAAGTTGTCNGGNAATACTACAGTTGAAGTACCAGTTAACCCGCTTAGTGTAATTGTNTTACCGCTTACACTACCGCTCTTTACTGTACCGTTCACGAGGAAGTTCGGGACGGTATTCGTAGAGAGNGAGACGGAAGTCCACGCACCTATNGAAGGGATGATGTTAACTGTACCGCTACTCGCCGTAACGGATCCAGAAGTAGTCCATATATTTATGACGCCGTAGTTCACGTTAGTCGAAATCACGGGGTAGAGCGTTGTCGTTGAAGTAAATGAAGGTGAGAACATCGGGAGAGGGGACTGAGAGTTTACAATCGGTGCTGGTGATACGTAAACGTCGTAGCTGATGGGGTAGGGGAAGACCGCTACGTAAACCGTGCCAGTGTAAGGCGTGTTAGTGGCAGGGTTGGTGACAAGAGAGTATGCGTCTAACAGCTGTGTGACGCCGAAGTAGGAGACGTAGAAGATGTTACCAGTATCGGCTCTTATTCCAACATAGCCTATCTGGCTCCACGGGAATGGAGTATTAAAGTTAACGGAGTAGGCTGTGCCGTTAATGTATATGCTCTGTACTGTGACGTTACCCGCGGAGTTCTCCGTCAAGATGACACTGAAAGTGAACGGATAGTTGGGGTTAGGTTGAGGCAAAGAAGAGTAGAGCTGTACCCAACCAGATGTTGGAGAGTGAAAATATATCGAGTCACCGTAGAAGTCAACAAATAACGCGTAGAAACCACTGCTACCATCAGATGATTGGTCTCCTACGTTAGGTGAGTAGACGGCAATACTAGAATTACCCTTTGCTGATGGGAACGATGTTACGTGAATGGTGACGTTGATGGTATTTGATATTGGTGAATATTTCCAAGCAATATATTGACCACCAACACCACCACTATTTGATACACTTGTTATAGACGGCATTACGTTATTAGGCGGAAGAGGTGCAACAAATACGTAAAAAGTCTTTATTGAGAATTTAGCAGAAGGCGTTCCATCAAAACCTAAGACAAGGCTCATAGGGTGGTTAGCCCTCGGTGCACCATTTATTGTATATGTAGTGCTTAGTAAGTGTTCATAAAAATAGCCTACTGATGTGGAATAACCGTAACCTACTCCCCAAAGCTCGCTTACAGAGCCCTGGATACTTGTCGTATATTGGTAAGCGTTACCGCTGTCGTTTGTCGCGAAGAACGCCCAATAACCAGCTTCACCATTTACACTTATTGATATGGCAACGCTGTCAGACCATTGGTTCTCAAGCCCTACATACAAGTTAGTTTCATAATTAAGTGCCGATAAGTTGTCTGTGAGCATCGGGTAAGCTGTCCTTAAATCGTAAGGATTTGACGTGGAACCGAACAAGTATACGTTAATGTCAGCGTATGCCATCACTGGCTCGCTAAATGACACAGTCGAATTAAGGACATACCAGTTCACTGTGCTTGTGGCTTGTGCTGTTAAATTAAAACCGTCATTGAATGTAACTGTTGCTAGAGATGGGTTAGTCCCATTTATCACCTTAAAGTTAGTTAATGAAGACGAAGAGGCGAAATTATTGTAAAAGAGGAACACGTTTTGACCGTTATCATACTGACCGTAAGAAGGAGTTAGCAGTGGGTTTATACCAGTGTAAGGGTATTGGATAGTGTTCGTGAAGTAGATGTATATACTCGCTGTAGACGACGCAGGTATACCATTAGGCAGTTTTACCCACACCGCCACCCATGAAGAAGTGTAATTTTGTATCCAAGCGTAGAGTGGTTGCCCGTTTTGTGTAAATAACAAATTGAGGAAATGGTCTGACACCGCCTGTTGCCATAGTTGAGACGCGAGATTAGGTTGAGACGTGAGACTAGAACCAAAGGCTGAGGCTACTTGTGACTCTGATATGTTTAAGAATTGGTCGAAGGGTGCTGGAGTAGCGATCGGTTGCGAATTATTCACCGTAACGACTACGGGATAGGTGTTTACTAGTAACTGACCGTTTTGCCAGTCAGAAAACATGTTATACTTAGTCTCTACGTTGTTCACGAACTGTTCAACACCGCCATAAGGTGCTGGGGAGACGCCGAAGTACGAAACGTAGAAGACGTTGTCAGCGTCGCCTCTTATCCCTATCCAATAAATTTGGTTCCACGGGAAGGGTATATCGATATTAGGGGTGCTGTAGAGCGTCCCGTTAACGTAGATCTGCGATATCGTTATGTTACCAGCACTGTTCTCCGTGAGGATTACGGTTTCCGTAAACACTTTACCCATCAAGTTAGGTATAGAAGATGAACCAGTAACTGGAGACAAGCCACCCCAAGGGGTGATATACTGATAAGCACCAGACCACTGTATTGCCAGCCAATAATAATTACCACCATGCCAATCATAAGCCGTAGACGGATTTGCTGAGAATATATCAATACCAGGATTAAAATTATATACTGGGAACGACGTCACGTGGATAGTAATGTTGATGGAATTTGATATCGGCGAATATCTCCAGGCTATATATTGGCCAGTACTACCAGTGCTATTTATCACCAATTCGCCATCTTCCCAATAAGGAAACACATGCCATCCTGTGGACTCAACACTGTTCACAGTGGATATCGTTTGCGGTAGTTGCTGTTCATAGGCGTATAGCTGTCCCGTCAGGTTAGGGTACTCGAAGAAACGTATGTTTGAGCCAAGCTGGTTTATCGCTGGTAACGTCGTATTCAGGATGAACGGGTTTGAAGGTACACTAATGCTCCCAACATATGCTGAAGCTGAAGGTGGTGTTTGCGAATTAGTAGTTATGATTGCCTGTACTGTCGCAATTAGGAATAAGAGGAACAGGAAACCAACCAGTACTTTCCTCTTCATATCCGTCTTAAGATATGTGATCTGGCAAAAAATCCTTCACGGCCATTTTGGATTGTATCGGGTTTTCGCTGTGGTTTTAATTTCGCACCCGTGAAACCAAGGTAACAAAAAAATAACAAGGGAAAGGTTCGAGGGGGATATAATAAGCAAAAGTTCGAATTGAGGGAAAAAATTTACGTTACTTCGAACCGACCTTAGATTATCAGGTACTGTTGCTTCGAACTATACGACGCGAACTGCGGAGTCGAATACGACGGAGGTATATTGATGCCTCCTCCTCCTTGATTTCCTTCAACCGTAGCGTTAGGCGGTGTAACCAGTGGCGGTTGCAACAATTGCTGTAACTGTTCTAATGTCGCTCCTTGTAGCGGGATAGTTCCTAATGACAGCGTCGTTTCTGTAATTTCTTCGGTACCGACCGAAAGGACATTTTCGTTTATCGTGCTGNNTCCGAGCTGGGGCGTGAGTCAGCGACTTGAGGTTGGATANTATAGGAACGGGAATGGCCAGTAGACCGTTGAGGTCGCTTACAGCTATCAGGGTCGCTATATCACTGATTTNNAAATTGAACTGCTGAGTCAGGGTCTGTAACGCGTTGATCACCCTAATTAACTGCTCGACGTCCAGGTTAATTCCCATCTTCTCCAGGGCTTCCTTAATTACCGTTGCTATATCCAGCACGTCCTTCGTCTTCACTCCCTTGTTAAGCTTTACGATCAGCTCCTTAAGGAGCGGAGAGATTTTGGTTAACGTATCTATCTGTGGCTGGGTAAGGACAATCACGTTCTGTAGCTGTTGCGGGGTGAGCGAGTTCAGCTGGTCTAAGAGTTCGATCGCCGTAGCTACGTTGTACCTGTCCGCTACGAAGCTCGCGATGGACAGGAAGTACGAGAGCCTCCGCAGATCGAACCCTACTTTCTTCTCCAGCTCGCCTATGCCCTTATCTAGGCTGTTCAGTACGGCTTCCTCTTCACTACTAGACGTCGCTTCGGCTTTCACGTCGTTGACCATCTTCTTTAGGCTGTCAAGTATCGCCTGAAACTGTGCTTGGTACTTCGCCTTTGCGTCCTCTAACGCCTCCTGTAGTTCTTCCGGTGATAGTTCTCCCTTTTCTTCTAACAGTCTTTCGACAATATCCATGAATAAGAATTTCGCACCCGACGGCAGTTCGTTGAATTTCGGGAACGTTGCTGGCAACGCGTTTTTGAGCGTTGCGATCTGCGATATCGGTGCTTGAGCCCCTTGCTGTACTGACTGCTGTGCTGGAGGCTGTAGGACTGTAGCGGTGCCGTTCGAACTGGCATTCGAAGCGGTGCTGGAAACCGCACCCTCCGTAGAACTTGTCGAAGCGGTACCGCTAGAGGTGGTGCTTGTTGAGCTCGTTGAGACAGGTACCTGCGACCCTTGAGGGCCTTCAATTTTGATAGTTTCTATAACATCGTCTATATCTTGGACTACGTTTTCAAGCCCTTCGGGAGTTATCGATATATCCTTATTCTCCTTTATAGCATCAGTAATCGCTACGACGAACTGATGGTCGAATACCTCTGCCAGAATATAATCCCTGGCCTCGGGAGAGAAATTCTTCAGCTTCCCCATTACCTCGTTATATACCTTGGAATCTGCCTCCAGGTAGTTTAAGACAACCTTAGCCTTGTTCGACATGCTAAAGTGTTTTAGGACGTCCGATAGAGAGATTTTAGGTACTCCGCTTTCGCCGTTCAGTACAGCATCGGGGTCGTTCAGTATTTGCTTTTCCGCAATCTTATCAGCAATCTTATTAACGACCTTCGAGAGATCTACGCCGTAGAACAGCTTGTTGAGTTGTGGTTTATTGCTAAGATTATCATTTATGACTTTCATTATGTCTTCCACTTCGCTGTCCAGAGCCTTGTAAAACGACTTTATTTTGCTGGCTATTTCTTCCAGCTGATTGATATCGTTGGTCAGTTTCCCTTTCGACGCTAATTTCTCTAGTAACTCCTTGACCTCGGGATGCTCGTCAATTAGTGGCCTGAATATCCGTGAGANCCTGTTATCGTAACTGAGTANGTCNGCNACTTCTTGTGGCGTCAGAATACTTTTCTCTTGTTGAGTAATGCTTTGTAATAATTCACGCGGGAAATTTCCTTTAATTGTCTTGGTCGTTTTTATTTCGCCGGTGTTTATCTCGGTCTCAGACGTGAACTTCAGCTTCTTTCCTAACAGGTCTTCAAGCTCCACATACTCATTCCTTACGACGTTGCCCGTAAGCTTATTTGTCAAATAATACTCAATGCTCTTCAGGTTTTTATTACTCTCCAGCAACTGTTCTATCAAGTTTTTGTTCATTGTAACGAAGTTGCCTACCTCCTTCTCCGCGAACTCCGTCAGCTTAGCTAACGCCTCTAGGTCATTTATCTTATTCNTCTCCTTGAGAGTGCCGTTCTCGTTGTATACAAAGTCCCAGAACTTACCGTCGATATAGGCTATTTTCTCGTACGGGGATATCTTCACCGCATTGCCGTTCGCCTTTTGGAGGTCTTTAAACAGCTGTCTAGCGACAATCGACGCCAGGTTAAGCTTGATGGTCTCTAGAGCCTCGGGTAACTTGTTTGAGGAAAGTAAATTCTTTACAGTATTCTTGATATTTACTATGACGTGGAGCATTTTACCTTCAATTCCGTTTTTAAGCGTCGCAATTAATTGATCAGTAAGCTTTGGCTTGACGCCTACTTTTATCTTACCAGTGAAATCTTTTCTAAGCCTTACTTCAACCTTGTCGACTCCCTTAACCACTTTCAGTCTCACGTTTTTGAACACGTAGTAAGTCTCTATTGTGATCTTTGAATTGGATGTATCAATTTGAATGAATTTGTATGCATCGCCTTCGATCTTCACTATCGTGTTGCCTAAACCCTTATTTTTCAGTGCGTTAGTGTCCAGCTTCTCGGGGTCTATCTCTTTCACCAAATGGTTAACTTTCGAGAAGTCTGAAGACTTAGCTACATCGCTCTTGATAGTACCGATGACCTTATCGCTTATCGTTGTTATGTCGACCCTGTCCTTTATTGAATCCTCAATCTTCGACAGAGCCGATTTAACACTGTCCACAGTCTTGGCTAGGCCAACGCTTTCTATGTTGCTCGGTTTTATCAATCCCGTAGCAATCCCGCCGACCAAAAGCGTCCCTATCATTGCTAATGACGTTGGGCTCGTCAACATCTCCTTGAACGAGTTAACGGTCTCGTTGAACGACGCTGGGCCAGCTAGCAGATCAAATACCGTACTACCGATAAAGGATATAAACGACAAATAGTCAAAGACCTTCCCAAAGATAGGAATGAGTGAGATCAGTACGAGTATGGCACCGTCGACGATCCCCGCTAGGACTTCAGTGAAAACGTTCTGACCTAAGTGCGAATAAATGAAGTTGTTAATGTCGTTCATTAGGTCGTTTATTGCCGTGTTGATGAAGTTGGCGAGACCTTCAAACCCGTTAAGGAGCCAGTTGCTTTCTGCCTTCTGAATTTGTTCCTCGATTGCGTTGTACTTCTCTTGAATCTTTGACACGAGGCGTGCTAAATTCTGTTGCACCTGAGGAGAAACATATTGTGCTAAGTTCTCAGCATCTTGGGCATATTGAAGTGCGTTCTGTATATCATTAGCTACTGGTTGCATTTGTTGAGCGAAGTTGAAAATATTGTATATTTGTAAGGAAGACGCCTGAGACTGAGCCTGCTGAAGTGAGGACTGCATTAGAGGAAGGTAATACTTGTTGATGCCTATGGTGGCTATGAGGCTGTTCAGGAACTGCTTCTGCTGGGGCTGAAGCGATTGGTTGTTATTGACGTCCTGAATTGCCTGGAAATAGTTGTTGCTCGCTACGNCGTTTATCACATTATTTATATTGATGCCTTGTGTAGTCTGTAACAATTCATTATAATACTGTAAAGCGGAGGGATAATCACCGTTATTTATAGCACTTTTTATCTGCTGAGCTATGGATTGGGCGTTCTGCAGTACGCTGACTGCTTGGTCGATATTCGATATCTCGCTCTGGATTTGCTGGTATACCTGTGAATTTGACGAAACGTACTGAAGGGCTTGCTGNAGNTANCCCTTCGCCTGTTNCATCAGNGANATNTNANNACTNATAGAGGAGGAAGCCTTCGCCTGCTGAAGAAGGTCGTCGGCTTGTGCTACTAGACTGTAGAACTGGCTCAAGTTCGCGAACTGCTGTGAGATTTTTTGAAGGTCAGGGTACTGAGAGAGGTACTGCGACGCTTCCTGGAAAGCCTGAGCCAAGGCCTGTAACGAATTCCCACCCGTTGATTCTCCCGGTACAATCCTGTTTCCATATCTCACTGTTTTAACGGTTGCCCAAGTAGACGCAGACGCTATAATGCTGAAGGCATGAGATAGGGCCAGATAATCGGTCGCCATTTGCTGTAGTTGTTGAATTATCTGCTGTCTTACCTGGTTAACGCCGTCGTCGGTAATGTTGAGCGAGTTTATCTCCTGTATCCCCTTCTGTATTGTAGAGGCTACGTCCTTGTAATATTTCGCGTAATCCGATGGAGTGTTTAAGTTGTTTTGAACGTTTAATACATTTTCAATAGCCGAGTACGCACTTGCAGTAGTCCCGAATAACTGAATAGATTGCTCTAACGCAACCTCCTCCTTTTGAAGTTGATTCATATCGAACGGTGGTGTGGCGTTTATCTGCTCGAAAAGCGAGTTAGCCTGCATGGCGAGAGAGATCGCGTTCTTTAATGCGTTGAGAGCTTCTGTATAGTTGTTCTGTAAATCCAAGAAGTACGCTGAGGGTAACTTGGCTTGCGGTTGCTTGANGTTACGANCGTTGGTTTACGGTGCTCAGGGCATCTAATGCTTGCTGGGTCTTCTCCAGTCCTTCCAGGTAGGTCTGTACCTGGGTCTGGTAGTTCTGTGCGATCTCAAACAGCTGTTTTGCTGTGCTCTGCATATCGTAACTCTGGCTCTCGCTCAACAACTGCAGAGCCTGCGAGATATCGCTCAGGATCTTGTCCTTGTTCGCCAGGATTTCGCTGATGGTGTTGGTTTGCGGTGTGTTGTTTTGCGGTGGATTAAGNAGTTGCTGNGCNTCNGCTAACANCNNNANGGCTTCCGATATGTTCTTCGCGTCTTGTATATCGCCCTGAACTGCCTGCAGATTTATCTGTAGGTAATTAGAAGCCTTCTCCAAAACCTGGTAGTTCTCCTGGAGGACTTGGTACACCTGGTTGAAATACTGAGAAAGAGACAGGAAATTTTGTGTCGAAGGAGGCTGAGGTAAGGGCTGTAAACCCTCTAAAATGGAAAAACCTTGAATATAAGATGTTAAATCTATGTTAAAACCGTTCTGCTGGGCTATTTGCTGTGCTTGTTGAAGATATTGAACAGCCTCAGAATAGTTTCCATTTTCTGCTTCTTGTTGCCCTTCATTTATATCCTCAAGCACCTGCAGGAGAGCGGTGTACTTAGCGTACATTTCCTGGGCGACATCGGTTAACGAGCTCGCCAGACCCGCTAACGGCGTGCCATCAGCGTTGATGTTCTGCAGTTGGTTCTGTGCCTGCTGAATGAGGTTTATTGCATTTTGAACTGCGGACGTCGAATTCTCGTTCTTTTCTACAATATTCTGTGCTTTTACCAGCAGATTGACTACGCCCAGAAGCTGAGAAGCGACCTGTTCAGACCGTTGATATCCGTTCGCGAGAGACGAAAAACCGCTGTAGTAACGTGATGCCTCCGTCCCGTACTGCGACGCGGTGGCGAAGTACGACTCTAATGCTTGCAAGTACTGTTGTAACTTCTGTAATGTTATTTCTCCCTGCGGAGCTTTCGGGAACGGAGGAATCTCGGCTAAGTAGGAAACGGCTCTTACTAAATCCTCAAACTTCTTATCGCTTAGGTTGTACTGCTGAGCCAACTGTAGGGCTTGNTNAAGGTACTGATAAGCTTCTGTAAAGTTCGCTTNTTCTAGTTCCTTATTGGCGTTATTGATGTACTGATCTATTTGTTGCAGTGCCTGTACTACCTGTATCTGTTGTTGGATTTCTGTTACGTTAATTACATTCGGGTACTGCTGGGCTATTTGCAGAGCCTGCTGAAGGTCGTTTAAAGCGGTATTGTAGTCGCCATTCTGTAACGCCTGATTTGCGGAATCGAAGAGCTGTATTACGTTGATGTAAGCGAAATAGGGCTGTAAGTTAAGGTTCGGGTCTAGCTTCTGTGCATTTTGTAAATCGGTTAACGCTTGGCCGAGGTTACCGTTTTCGGCTTCATTAATTGACTGCTGTACGTAAATTAACGCCTGAATTTGTTGAGCGGTCTGAGCTAAGCCGTATTGCTGGGCTATTTGCAGAGCCTGTTGATAATTCCCCTCGGAGAGCAACTGGTTAATCTGAACGATGGGATTAGCACTCATCGAATACACCTACGGAAAAGCCTTTAAAAAACATAATTTCGTTTCTTCAATCTTTTTCCCGCAAGAACCAGTAGATGAACGCTAAACCGACGAGCATCGCGAATACCATAATGTCGAAAAACGGATATGCGAGGACGCTGTACAAAATTAGTAGAATATTGTACTGCTGGGAATAATACTGTGGTTCGTTCACTGTAAATGTAGTATTACCTACTTGAATTGACTCTTTCGTCGTGTTAGTGTATATTATCGAGGAATTGGATATGATGATGGCCTGTTTCGCTATGAGGTTAAAGAACGGGTAAGCTACGACTACCAGCATTACGGCCAACGCGAAAAATATCACCGCAGTGTTTATTGATGGCTTCAGTTGCACCCTACTCGCCCTCCTCCTCCCTTATCGATGTCGCTATAATGAAAATGAGGGCTGTCACAATCCCTGCTCCCATTGCGTACATCCAGTAGTTCACGTACGGGGCGAAACCCGTGTAAGCGTTGTGCATATCCGCGGTGACTTCGTGTGAAATATTATTTGTTGGGTGAACGACCTGGTTCACCTGGGCCTGTGCCGAGTTGAAGATGCCGAAGAAATACACTAGGAGGCCGAAAACTATGATGAATACTATTACGGACATAGCGATGACTATGAAAGAAATAGATGCACGTATTGCCGTCGCTAGGTCAGAAAAAAACCCACGTTAATTCACCCAGCCATTTCGTTCAGGAGCTGGGCCTCCTCGTAGCCGTTCGCCCACTCTTCTAACGTTTGCAGAATCCCGCGTTTCTTGGCTTCCTTGAGTATTTGCTTCCTGACGTAATCTGGCACTGGCGTACCGTCTGGCACTCCGTTCTCTTTTACCACTCGCTTTATCAAGAGGACTAAATCATGTATCGCTTTCTTTAAAGGGGGAAAGGCGTTCGACCAGGCCTCGTCTCCCGCTAGCTTCAGCGTCACCTCTGGGTAGTCTATCTCGCCCTTCTCGAACAATAGGAGGGTATGCAGAGCATCTCTGGCGTATTTCTCGGGATGTAAGTCTTCAAACTCAGACCTGACCCAATTCGACCAATTCATATCTTCCACCTAAAACATATGTTCAAGCAACGGTTAAAAATCTTAACGACTCGTCATTCGTTCAAACACATTAGATTCCTCGCTTAAACATCTCAAGGGCCTTTCTAGCCTTCTTCTCTTCCTCCTCCCTTATCTTCGCAATACTGCTGTTAATCAGTTCTTGTTTCTCTAACTCTGAGATATAGCTGTAATAATTAACAAGTGCGAATAGCGTCGCGAACTGGTTAAGGTATTTTATTCTATATAATGGATTACTCTTTATCTCCTCCGNGAAATTATCTATGAACGTGTCCTTGAGCGTCTCAGGGAACGCTGACAGTNCTTGNCTAGCCTTGTACAGACAGGCCTCGTCCCCTTCAGAGCATATCCCCAGCAATCTTACTATAGTTTTAAAGGACTCCATGTTGAGAACCGATGGATTCATGGTGGCCTTAACGATCAATGCCCCGTACTGGTCGTCAAAAGCGTTCTTTGTAAAATCTAGAAGAGATTTCAACCTCTTCAGTTCCTCTTCGCTGGCCTTGCTGAGGTCTAATTCGTTTATCCTCAGTACGGGATAGGTATCGTTCGGCGACAGTCCCTTAAGCGACCCGACCAGTAACGTGTTGTTAGCGTCTACGATTATGCGAGGGCCGAGGTCTGCAGACTTCAGACGCTTGTAAGCGTCGATAAGGTCTTGGATGTACTTGAGCTTATCGGGGCTGGCTTCCTTGATGTCAGCACCTTTCACTTGCACGGAACTTCTGACCTTGAACATATTCACGAAAGAGAAGATCAGGTACGCGTCCCTGTACAGTTGCGTGACCTCGCCCATCTCTTCCATGAATTTTTTGAACTCGTCTAAAGACATTGGCCTGAAGATTCTTAAGTGGAAAATCTCGTCTGGAGCGTATGAGTTCTCCAGCGGAGTGAAGTATTTGCTTCTGATTCTTTCGAATATGTTAGACAAAACACTTCTTACAGTTTCTTCTTTTACTTCTTCAGCATTACTGGTCGTTTTCTTTTTTGAACCCTTGTATTCGGACGGGAATTTTTTGACTAACGCGAGGACGGTGGTGGGGAGAATGCTGGCGTTTTTAACTTCTAATAATTCCAGGATCTTGTTCCAGTTCTTCTGCAACTCGTTCCAGATCTTTTCGGCGATCTCTTTACGCTCTTGTGGACTTGGGGATTTCCCTTCCGTTACGCCGTATTTAACCAAGTAGAATTTCAGCCAGTCGGGAATGTACGGCGAAAGTTCTATGTTGAGTGCTTTTTCTAAATCGTTTTCGAAAGTTTCTTTTTCATTCTGTTCTACCTTGTTCTGCCGTTCTTGGGCTTGAGGTGCAGGGGCCTGCTGGGGTTGTTGCTGAGTCTGAGGGTTGCCGAAAACTATCAAAACGTTTCTCCCGAGGTTGATTACGCGTTCGTTACCTGTGAGGTACTGCGAATAGTCTCCTTCTGGTAGAAGCACCGCAGGGTAAGGGCCGTACGTGCCTACAACCGCTTTTGCGACGACTTCGAGCGGTAACTTATCGTTACTGAGGAATTTCTCCAACTCGGGACTCTTGACTTCTTCGTTAGGCGTAAACTCGGGTGGTAATACACTGTCGTTGTTACTCATTTCTTATCACCCTTAACCATACGTTTACTTGCGACTATAAAAAGCCTACTCAACTACGGGAGGTCGTGAGAATAGAAAAAATTCGGTTTAAGTTAAACTATATGGAGGCCGAACAGCACTACTAGTAGCATCATTACAACTGTGCCTATCACGAAGTACAGCATTATCTTGCTCATTGCCTGTGTACGCCTTGCCTCGTTCTGCAACTTCAACAGTTTCACTAGGTTCACGTTCATCTCCTTGACCGTCGTCGGAATCGTGCCCAGGATTTCTAGCTCTTGGGCCAACCTACGGCTGAGCAACAGCTTTGGGTCAACGGCTATAGCGAGCTTCGTTGTAGGAGACAGCGTTATGGAACCACGTGATCATTTTCTTGACCTTCGCCAGCTGTGCCAGCAGTTCTGGCTCCGCCGTGTCGTATTCGGACACGGGTATGGACGTCTCTAACGTTTCCAGCCTTATCGCGAACGGCATCGTGTTGTTCTTCCTTACCGTGATGAGCAGGGGCCTGTGAATGTTGCCGTACTGAATCATGCCCACCATGGACTCGGAGGTCACCGGAACTATCAGTTCCTCTCCTGTCACTGGGTCGTGGACTGTGTACAGTGACGGCGATAAGTTTTTCACCGATATATAACTGGGCAGACCTGGTGGCGATGTCGATGTTGACTACTACAACGTCGCTTTTCTTAGAGCGACGGATTTGCCTTACCAGACCATTTCTTATCGGGTCTTTTATGTAAGACCTTTGGAAGGATAGTAGTAGTGCGATGAATACAGCTACCATTACTGCTAGAGTGATGAAAATGTAGACATACGGCGGGGATAACAGTATATGGAACAGCGAAAAAGCTGAAAGTGGTTGGATTTGCGTCTGTGGAGGAACTACGGTGTTCGTTACCAAGGTAACATTTGGCGGNGGCTTCAGTGCCATTCCGATGTCGTTAATATCTTAACAGGAAAGTACTTAAAAGGAAGAGAAAACNGNTNTGCGAAAAATAACGTGTTGNCTTTGCTNNGNCTTGNAGTTTTAAGTGGCTTNACGTTTAAGTCTTGAACTTCTNCANTATTATAGAAATCATACCGNCNGCGATCAGCACTATTCCTGCAACGCCTAGCAGTACGTACAGNGTNGGGTAGAANCCGTAGAACNNCGANGTTCCCTGCACAAGCGGGTGNGTNANNTTGTANGNTAGCGTTCCTGGTTGTGTGGNTGGGAANNGCATTTGCNGTAGCTCCTGCGAATATTGACAGAATGAGGGTAGAGAGNCCNACCACTACACCGACGACCAGCAAGGCTATCGCTATCGTNGGAANGTCGAAGTCGGNTGTCCCGAACNTTATGCCGTTNNTGAACNTNGGNACGAATCTTTGCCTTTAGGCCGTTTCCGCTGAGCTGAACTGAGAACACCATTTTGCTTCGTCAGAAACATCTGTTTAAGGGATTAATAAGCTTTACGTTTCGT